CAGACACCAGATAGGGAAGAAGGGGAGGTCTATTAGAAAAAAGGTAAGTAAAAAATTTAGATAGATAGTAGTAGTTATGTTTTATAATTTAATTAATAAAAAAAAATAAAAAGAGGGTAATCCCCCTTTTTTTATTGTATTATATTTATAATATATGAAATATAAATATAATATTATTTAAACCACTGGATAAGAAGCTTGCATAGCAATACCACATACCCCTGGATCATTAGTGCTATCACTTCTTTCAATTTTTACATATCCATGGTCTCCCCAAGATGGTCCCCAGGAGTTTTTGACAAGCCAATAATCAGTACCAGATTCAGAACCGTAACCAACAATAAGAACACCATGGTCAAGATTAGTACCACAAGCTGAACTAGTAATAACACCTCCAGTATACAATTGAAATGTCTTAGTATCAGCTTCAATAGCAATAGAAACAGGTCCTCTAGAGACAGCTTCTTTCAAATAAACTTGATTGTTTTTAGTAACATCTACACAACCAGAAATTTTAACAACAGGATCACATTTTTGACAATCACCACCTTTGGCAGTATAAGGATAAGCACTTTCTAAACACATACCATTATCGATAGCATATTGGAAAGCATCATCCATTAATCCACCATTACAACCGTGATTACCATATGACTTTGAACAATCTACTAATTGTTGTTCAGATAAACTTTCTAGTTTATGATTAGTAATTGCCCAAGCACCTTCCATGGCCCCAGTGGCACTAAAAGACCAACAGGAACCACATTGTCCTTGATCCTTGACAGGAGTGACAGCATTTTTCTCTCTCCAGTCATAAGATACAGGAACAGGCATAGGGGAAGTTTGAAATTTAGAACAACCAGTAAAAAAAGGACCTCCAGCCCTAATACCATTTAAGGATGCAAATTCATCTTCAGTTATATCAGCAAAAGGAGTAACGCCTAAAGTATAAGGAAGATTTAGAGCATTTTGTTCAGCTACATATTCCATATTTGATCGAAAGATTTCAAATCTCTTTTCAAATTCTACTAGAGAGTCGTAATTTTTTTCAAATCTATGAATAAAATTTTGAAATTTATGCCAGTGGTGGTCAGTAGAATTTAATGCCGAAACTCCGGCTAGAAGCATGAGGGATGTAATTCCGTAAATAAACATATACATTATCTAAATATTTGTTTTTATATTGTTTTTAAACATCTTTTATCTACATAAAAACAAATTTATTTTATTTATATTATTATTTTGCTTTAGATTATTGTAAGTCAAATTTTTCTTTAAATTCGTCGATAGTATAAATAGGTATATTTTTTTCTTTGGCAGCTTCCATTTTGCCGGTTTCTTCGTCTTTATTTTTAACAATAACAGCAAAAGTATTTTTGGTGACAGCAGAAGACTCTTTAGCCCCAATAGATTTTAATTTTTCACTTAGTTCTTTATCTCTGAAACCAGTTATAATTATGGTTTTGTCATAAAGAGGATGAGATACATCTTTAGGTTGTTCAATAGGAATATCAGATAATTTGCTTTGTAATTTGGCAACTTGAATAAAGTCCATAAATTTAGAAATATTATGGACAAATCTTTCTGCAGTTTTCTTTTCCATACCTTTAATAGACTTAATTTTATCTATTTTTTCTTGGTCGCTTTCGGAAGAAGTTAAAATATCTGGGTATTTGGATAAAATGGGTTCAATCCTTTTTTCACCAAATCCTCTTCCAAATATATTGGAAACGGCCATTATTTGCGGTAATGAGCCTTTATCTATTTTCTCATGAATAGAATTGTAGACCTTTTCAGCCATCTTCTTTTTAAACCCCTCTACTTTTAAGAAATCTTCTTCAGTCATCGCAATTATTTGTGGTACACTTTCGTAACCTGCTTTGATTATTTTTTTTACATTACCAGGTCCTAGACCATCTACTTCCAAACCTTTGAAAAATCCAATAATATTTTTCTCTTTTACTGTTTCATCTTGTTCTGCATCTTCCAAGATGATATCTACATGGGTTTCATTCCATTTGTAGTCAACATCCGGCATTTTTGCCTTTTCCGCTGGCTCAATGACTTCCATAATATGTGGAATTACATCTCCACTTCTAACCAATTTAACAAGAGCACCGATGCCTATTTTATTATCTTCTACAAATGCAGCATTAAAAGCAGTAGCATATTCTATTTTGGCACCTCCTAATACTACAGGTTCTATTTGGATTCTAGGTTTTAAGTATCCATCTTTACTAGCAGCCCATAATACATTTAAAACTTTTGCTTCAGCAATTTGATCAGATAAGACCATTTTAAATGCAAATGCGTATTTTGGATTTTCATGAGTGCGTTTATAAATTTCGTCATTTACTACAATCACTCCATCAATCGTATATTCATAATATTCTCTCCAATCTACTAATATTTCAGATAAAATAGAATTGTCAATATTTTGCATTGTCTCATTTATTACAACCTCTACAGATTGACTTTCTAAAAATTTCATTTGTTCACTGGGTTTCAATGAAGGTTTAATGACTTCATAAGCAACAAAATCTAAATCATGAAATTTGTCAGGTTCTAGTTTTTTTTGATTCACTAGACCAGATACCAAGTTTCTAGAATTGGAAAATTGATCTTTATATTTGTCAATAAAAGTTGATTTCTTCATAATTAGTTCCCCTCTAATGGTAATATCTGGCGTAGTAGGCAATCTTAAAAATGGAATTAAATGACTAATATCCTGACCTACTTCTCCATTTCCTCTTGTATATAATTTTTGTTCATTATTTTCGGTAGAATATAATCCACTAATACCGTCTAATTTGGCAGAGAGAACATATGGTCCTGTATATTTATCTTTCCATTTTTGTAGAGCATTGGTATCAGGTTTAATTTTATCCATAGAACCCATAAAGTATGGTAATTTTACTTTATGTTTATCTTGAATAGGAGCACCGATTTGATCTAATACCTTATTTTTAGGATATTTTTTTTCCATATATTCCTTTATAATATCATATTCATTATCAGTTAATAAAGAATTTTCAGGGTCATTATAATATGCTTTTTGTGCTTCATCTACTATTGTTTCTAATTGTTTTTCTGTTAATAATTTTAATGTATCAATTCCATTCTTTTTAAATTCGGAAATATGTTCTTTAAATCCAGATTTATCTTTTTTAACCTTAACCGTTTTATTATTAGACACTTTTTTGGGTGATTTCTCTTTTGAAGGAGGTTTTTCCTCCACTGTTTCCTCTTTGGATTTATTTTTATCTAATAGTTCTACGGATTTATATCCTTCTCTTTGTTTTGGCTCCTTATATTTCATTCCCAAAAAATCAAAAATAGACTGTTCAGTAGGGAATTCAATATCAACTTTTTCTCCTTTTTTACCAGATTGCATGAGAGATAATCCATGTTCATTTAAAGTATAACCCATATCTAATGCTCTTTGTCTCATTACTGTATTAAATGCTTTACTACCTGTGAAATACAAAGTAGCAAAAGCATATTCAGTAGGAGGGGTATATAAGAAATCAATTCTTCTAGGAATAGAATCTTTTATGACACCAATAGTTAGACTTTTTGTTTTTCCTCTGGTTAATACTTCAATTACAATTCCATCCTTAATTAAGGCATCTAAAAATTTATTAAAAGCGTCAATATTATTTTCTTCATTGGTAATAATGACATCTATATCTCCTGAATTTTGTGCTTCTCTTCTATAACTGCCTACAATTTCAAATTTACTATTAGAAGGTGTTACTTCATTAAAAACTTTTTGGAATACCTTTTCAAAATCTTTTATTTCATTTCTAGGGATTCTTTGTTGCAACGGTTCATAATATTTCAATCCTATTTTTTGCGTATCATTTAGTTTTCCTTCATTTTCTTTTAATTGTTCAATAGTGGTTATACCTTCATCTATAAGTTGTTTTGCTTTTTTAGGTCCAACACCATAAATATTAGTAAAAAGATTCATTGGATTTTTTCTTTCTCTTTCCAATACACTTAGAGTACCTGTTTTTTGGAATTCTTCTAATTTATCCATAATAGTCTTACCGATTCCTGGTTTATCTTTTAATTCTGTGACTTCTATAATATCTCCTGGATATGCCATAATGGTTTCAGAAGCTTTTTTATATGCTCTAGCTTTAAAGGGTTCTCCTTGTCGCATCATAATGTCAGCTAATTCTTCCATAATATCAATTAGTTCCTTATTCATTGGTTTACCTTTTGGGGATGGCTTTAAGTCCATTTCTATAGTTTCTTCTATTTTAATAGGAGATGTGGACTTCAATTTTTCTTCTGGAGTAGGTAATTTTAAGCTCTTAGATTTTGGAGAAAATGCATCTACAATTACTAATTTTTTTTTCTTTAATGTCTTTCTTAGTGCCTTTTTCTCAGTTCCTTTTTTTAAGCTCTCTTTTGATTTACTTTTTGACTTGGACTTTGATGTTGTTTTTAATGGGGATTTAGATTTGGATTTTGTCTTAGATTTGGATTTGGATGTTATATTTAAAGCTATTTGACTACTTAATTTCATTGGTGATTTGATTTCGGATTTTTCACAATATCCATAAGTTTTTAGTGTTCCTCTATCACTTACAGAAGTCGCACAAATATCTCCTTTTTCAGTTTTAACACACTCATTATGTTCTTTCCATTGATATTTAAAAGGAAATATACAGTCTCCTGCTTTAACTTTTTCTCCTTTCTCTTTTTTTCCTTTGTTGTTTATATCACTCGCTTTCATATATAAAAAAATAAATATTTTATTCTTAATATTTAAATAAAATATTTTTATATTTTATATGGAATCTTATATTCAAACTTACGGACAATATAAAACTATTGTTGATGGAAATATTATTGATAATGCTAAATGGAATATGGTTTATGATGGTGATATTCTTGATTTAGAAGCTCAAAATAATAATGATTCTATCTATGTTCAACTTACTAATGATGAAATTATGAAACTTTTTCAAATCCCTGCTTCACAACATTCTATTCATGAACGACTTGAAACTGATTTACATCATCCTATTAAAGTACAACCTATCATTGTGGAAGAAATTGATAGTAAACCTCTTTATAAAAAACATAAATCTCGTCGTTTAAAACCTTCTACATCTACAACTGCATCTACATATTCATCTAAATCTAAGACCAAATCTAAGACCAAATCTAAGACCAAATCCAAACGAGAAAAAAGAATTACTCCTAATTATCTTAAAACTATATATTAATAATCCTTCTTCAATATATCTCTCAATATAAAATAGTCTGTCTCTGAAAATGACCTCTTTGATCTCCTTTCTTTATAATCATCTTTTTGTTCCTTTTCCATAATACTCATATAAAATGAAGAAGCATAAATTAAATTATGTTTATCTATATCGTATACTGATTCTATATATAATTTCTTTTTATATCTAGCTATTATATCTTTTAAAAAATTTGCCATATTTTCAAATTTTTCTTCCTCAAAACATATTACCATTACTTGTGCTTTTCTTTTTAATCTTCTCACTTCCCCATCCCATTCCGAAAATTGGTAAAACCGTTCACATTCATAATATTCCGCTAGTTCCTGTGCTCCATCTATTATATTTGTTATACTATTATGCTTTCTCAAATCCAAAGACATTTCTATTTCATACCCCATTATATACTAACTAAATATTATTTTTTCAATTTCTCCCCTACATCATGTAGCATTGATTTTATAATGGTTTTAATACTACATTTTTATAACATTTATACAAAAATATTATAAAACAATATTTTATAATGTCATTTACAAGTAATTCATGGAAACAATCTGGAGGATTAAATAGAACCAAACAAAATCAAAATATTAAAGCTAATCAAATGACTCCAAGTAACTTAAATATAACGGAAAAATTAGGAGTCGAAAACTCTATTACACCTTTATATTCTAATCTCGAAGCTAGTAAATCTTCATTCTTATATAATTTTCAAAATGGAAAAAATTTTAATAATAATATTGCTTATTATCCATTTAATAAAGAAATAAATACTATTGGTATTTCTAATGAATCATTAAATCCTTTATTATATATTCCTAGTAATTTTGATTTAAAATACCAAGAAAGTGGAAGTATTTTATCCTTAGTTCCTTCTCCTTTTAATCAAAATGCAACTCAATTTAGTCAAAATGCAAAAACTCTTATTTCGGATATTTGCTACAATACTCAAAATGTATTTGGAAACACTCCTGGTAACTCTATTAGTTATGCAATAACAGTAGCTTCTTATATTTATGTTTCATCTGATGCTAGTAATTTCTGTTTTTTTGGAATGGATAATTTTAATCAAGATGCTCTTAGTGGTAATGGTAATATTACTACTGGTATTAGCAATGAGGCTTTTTATTTGTGGTATCCTGATTATGATGGTAAAGCAACAATTTATTATACAACAATAAGTCCTGCATCTGGTCAAACATATGGATTTTCATCTCAAATAGATATTGTGTTAAAAGATCAATGGCATGCACTTACTGTGACATTAAACGGAGAGTATGTATATATTAATCAAAATGGTAATACTGTTTTTAAACAAGCTTTTTCCACTGGAACTAAAGTCCCTAATCAACCCATATCTATTAACTTATCTACCCAATATTATAATTCCAATACTAATAGTGTAATAAGTGCTGGTTCCACTAATAGGGGAATAATAAAATTATTAGATTATAATATAGTTAATTTGTCCGTTGACCCTTCCAGTGTACAACAAATTACTGAATTCAGAAATCAAATTCAAAATACCAATAACGCTATTTTGCCTAACAACAATTTATATTTAAATTATACCATTGGAGAAAATATTAATTATTTATCTTCAAAAATAATTGCGGGCAATGGTATCGGTAATAATGGTAGTTTAACTAATTTTGGAGAATTTAATAATTTTTCCAGAGCAAATTTTTATGATAGGACTACATTTTATGGACCTGTTGCATTTGATTCTTCTGCATCTATTATATATGATTCTTCTATAAATGGCACTCTAGAGATTTATACTTTACCAGGAAATGCTGGCACCGTTACATCTTCTTTTTTAATTGAAAATGCTGGTGCTGTTCCTGGAAATTCATTTAATCCGACTATGGTAGTTTATAATGGAACCTCTGGTCAAATAAATCCTCCTTTAACTACTCAAAATCTTGTTTTCTCTATAAGTGGTGAAAATGTTTCTGTTGGAGACATATTTGGAACTCATACTTTTGATGTTTCGGGAAATACAATGATAACTGGTAATCTTGAATTAGGTAGTGGATTTCTCGATGGTAAAATTAATATTTTATCTCATAGATCAGAGGCTCCTATTGCTATTGGATTCGAGGCAGGTTATATTAATCAAGAAGATACCGGTACTATTGCTATTGGATCCCAAGCAGGTCAAACTGACCAATATGCCTTTTCTATTGCTATTGGGAGTGAGTCAGGTCATACTAATCAAAGTACTTGTGCTATTGCTATTGGACCAGCTGCAGGTTACCAATACCAAAATCAATATTCTATTGCTATGGGATACCAAGCAGGTTACCAAAACCAAAAAACCGATTCCATTGCTATTGGAACTAGTGCAGGTTTCAAAAACCAAAATAAAAATTCTATTGCTATTGGAGTAAATGCAGGTCTAAGTGATCAAAGTGCTAACTCTATTGCTATTGGAGCGAGTGCAGGAGATATTTCTCAAAATGAATATTCCATTGCTATTGGAAGCAGCGCAGGTCAAACTAATCAAAAACATTTTTCCATTGCTATTGGAGTAAATGCAGGTCTAACTGATCAAAGTGGCAATTCCATTGCTATTGGATATGCTGCAGGTCAAAATTACCAAAGTGCCTATTCTATTGCTATGGGTATAAATTCAGGTTACCAAAACCAAAGTGGCAATTCCATTGCTATTGGACCATCTGCAGGTCGCACTAACCAAAATGAATTTTCTATCGCTATGGGTTCTTTAGCAGGTCAAAATTACCAAAGTGCCAATTCTATTGCTATTGGAAGAACTGCAGGTTACAGTAATCAAAATCCATTTTCTATTGCTATGGGATATGCTGCAGGTCAAAATGACCAAAGTGCCAATTCTATTGCTATTGGAAAAAATGCAGGTTTAACATCTTTGGGAGAAAATTCTATTGCTATTGGTTTAAACACAGTAAATCAATATACTACAAGTGTGGCTTTAGGTGCGGGAGCTACAACAACCGCTAATAATCAAATTGTTTTAGGAACTGCTAGTGAAACTGTCAAGATACCTGGAAAGTTGGATATACCTGGAAATTTAAACAGTCAAATAACTATTTTAGATGCTCAAAATGGAGGTTATGGAAGTTATCCGACCCCTAATAATGGAACTCCTACTGGAACCCTTATTTTAAAAAATGCTTATTCAGATTCAGCTGGTAATGGTTCAACTGGAATCCTATTTCAAGGACCAACAGGTCATGGAAACGATGGTGGGGCAATTGGTTATATTGATAATATTGGAACAACAAATCAAAGTCCAAGTACAACTAATATTCCAGCTAGTTATAATTATTATCAAGAAACTGGAAACGAAAATTCCTGTTTATACATTACTTCTGTAAATGATGTGCCTGGTGGTAATACCGATTCATTAGTGCTTAGAAGTACTGGAAATTTTATATTAGATACAGGAAGATATACAGTAGGTAGTAGTTCTGATTATCCTAACTCAACAAATCGAACTGCTGGAGGTCCTATTTCCATTCTACCAAATGGAGGAAGCGTTGGAATTGGAAAACTAAATCCTAACTCAGCTTACACATTAGATATGTGTGGAAATCTCTTATTATCTGCCAAAGGCACAGGTGGGAATGAACAACCTACTTTAACTCTTCAATATGATACTAGTCCCTATACTTATATTTCAAGTAGTAGTATAACGGACCCTGCTAATAGTTTTAGTGGTCAATTAACATTTCAAGCTGGAAGTTTTAATTTTAATAATAATACCGAAATAAGTGGAAAACTCTTATTATCTGCCAAAGGCACAGGTGCGAGTCAACAACCTACTTTAGCTCTTCAATATGATACTAGTCCCTATACTTATATTTCAAGTAGTAGTATAACGGACCCTACTAATAGTTTTAGTGGTCAATTAACATTTCAAGCTGGAAGTTTTAATTTTAATAATAATACCGAAATAAGTGGAAATATAAATGTAAATGGGTCCATAACAAGCACAGGTTCATGTAGCTGCACTTCATACAACACTACTTCTGATTTAAGATTAAAAGAAAATATAAGTGATTTAGATAATAGTTTGGAAAAAATATGTAATATTCGTGGTGTAAGTTACAATTTAAAATCAGATGAAAATAAAACAAAGATATCAGGTGTAATAGCTCAAGAAGTAATAGAACATATACCTGAAGCAGTAAATAATATGGATAGTGAAAAATTAAGTGTAAATTATAATTCAATTATAGCACATTTAATAGAGTCTGTTAAAGAATTAAAGAGAGAAATAGAAGAATTAAAAAGTAAAAATTAATAATATAAATTTAATATAATAATGAGTAACCCCACAACTAATTTTTTAACTGGAGGAGTGGATTTATCATCTATATTTATGCCAATTAGTCAAGGAAGTGCTTATTCATCAAATACAGGATATACAGTTAATAATAATGATTTAAATACTATTTTTGCAAAATATGTTAGTGGAACAAAGGCTAATCCAACAGGATATACAGTTAATAATATTGATTTAAGTGATATTTTTGCGAAATACATTACTAGTCAGGTTGGAATACAATGGAATCAACGAAGTTTCCCTAATGCAGGTTATGTAAACGATTTGGCTACAGCTGGATCTTACTGGATTGTTGGTTCCTCTTATAATATGTATTATTCTAGTAATGGTGGTGTAAGTTGGTCTACTTCATCTTATACACCAAATAATGGTAATTATTATGGGATTGCTGGAAATAGTGACGGTAGTTTATTTTGTATGTCAAATAGCGGAAATTTTTATACTTCGGCTAATGGGGGTGCTAGTTGGACATTTCGACAAAATATACCTAATAGTGCTGTAGGAAATGCCATGGTTTACTCAAATGGGGTATTTGTAAATGTATACCTTTACAACTCAGCCAGTTTAGGAGCATACTCATCTAATGGTATATCATGGACTAATTCATCCGGGTATAATCCGTCAGCTAATATTACTGCTTCCTATTGGGCTTTAGCTACAGATGGAAATAATAAACTAGTTACAACGGGGTATAATAATGTAGATGCTATAACAGCCTACTCGTCTGATAATGGACAATCATGGAATCAAGGGGCTAATATACCTTCTGGAGGATCTAATATTTATCCTATTGCTTATGGAAATGGAATATGGGTTGCTATATCTACCAATGCCCCAACTCAAACTATAGTTTCATCGAGTTGGCCACCTTCTTGGACCGTACACAGTCAGAGTATTTATGGAAACGATATAACATTTTGTTCACCTCAAGGTAAATTTTATGTATCTGACGCAAACTCAGGGATATATAGTTCTTCAGATGGAATAAACTGGACTGAAGTTTTCAATAGCAGTGATGCTCCAATCGCACTTGGATACAGTGAGTCTCAAGATAAATTTCTTGGTGTATCTTTCAACAAGACAATATGTTTCACATCAATTTAATTAGCAAATTTAAAAATTGAAGTTTTTTTATTTAAATAACTAATTTTAAATAAAAAATGGAGTCACCAACTTACTTAGCAAAGTTACATCCTCATCCTCGTGATAAGCGAATTGTCTTTGATGAGGGACCTCATATTTATTACATAGATGGATCTTCAGAAGGATATATTTCCTGTACTACCTGGAATCATAGTCATTTTGAACATTTTAATGCAGATGCTATTATAGATAAAATGATGAGTTCAAGTAGCTGGCAACCAGGTAATAAATATTACGGAAAAACAAAAGACGAAATCAAAGCAATGTGGGACAAAAATAGAGATGAATCAGCTTCCGCAGGAACAAAGATGCATTATGATATAGAATGTTATTATAATGAATGTCCTAATGAAAATGATTCCATAGAATATCAATATTTCAAGAATTTCTTGAGAGATTATGGGGACTTGAAGCCATATAGAACAGAATGGACAGTATTCCACGAAGATGTTAAAATTTCAGGATCAATAGATATGGTGTTTGAGAAACCAGATGGTCATTTACTCATTTATGATTGGAAAAGATGTAAAGAAATAACCAAAACAAGTGGGTTTAATAAATGGGGTAATAAAGAATGTATAGAGCATTTACCAGATACAAATTTTTGGCATTATAGTTTACAATTGAATACTTATAAGACAATATTGGAGGAAAAATACGATAAAATAGTGGATGAATTATATTTGGTATGTTTGCATCCGGAAAATAAAAATAAAGATTATCAGAGGATAAAGGTAGCAAATTTACAAAACGAAGTCCAAGAGTTATTTAAAATAAGAAAACAAGAAATAGAAAATAAGATTTAAATATAAAACCATATATAAAAATATATGTTTTTCTCCAAATATCGTTTCCCATTGATTTTATTAGGATCACTAGGAATATCAGTTTCTAGTTATTTTTTATTGAAACATTTTTTTCACAAAGAGAAAAAAATAGAGGAAAAAAAGGAAGAGCCTTATGAAAATAAGTATTATGATAAATTTGAAGACTTAGAGTGTATTGAATTAGAGGAAGATTATGTGAAAAGTTTAAAGAGTAATATAATTATAGAAAAAACTCCGAAAGGAAATGTATTAATGTATTATGACTTTGAAAAAGAATCATTTATTTATTATTGTGATACGAAAGATATCAGTTATTTATATCTAGAGACTATAGCAAGGAAATATGCTATTCAATTTAATTGTAAAAAAATAGTTGTAGATATAAAAAAAGAGTTAGAAGAGGCCAGAAAAGAAAAACCAAAAGAAGAAATAAAGAAAAAGGAAAATAAAAATGAATTATTTGCGTCTTTTAAAGATTATAATAGAAAGGGTAGTGGAGGATCCAAAACAATGAATAAAAAATTTATTATAAGGCAAAATGCAAATAGATATTCATATAGGGGAAAATTTAATGAATATAAATATTTACAAAGTGATGCTTATAAGAAAGAAAAGACAGATGATTTTGAAATTTTAGATTTTGCTAGTTTTAAGAGATTACAAGAAAAAAAGAAAGAAAAAAAGTAACAATAGAATATATATGAGTAAATTATTTGATCTTAATCCAGAAGAAAAAGAGCAAAAAATAAAATCAATTGTTAATGAATCCATAATAAAAAAACAAAAACAACTCGATAATGTTAGTAAGGAATTAGAATCTTTAAAAAATCAAGAACAAGAAAATAAATATTTTATGAATTTAAATGAAGATCCACAATTAACTGTTTCTTATGTAGGTGTAGCTATTATATCTTTAATAGGAGATATATTGGAAGGTTTTGGAGAAGTAACAAAAAGAATAAAAAAAGATTTGGAAAGCCAAATACAAACAGGAGGAGCAGAAACAAATAGTTCAGAAGAACTTAAAAAACAAGCAGATAATTTAAATCAAGAGATAGATGAAGCCCAGAAACTAATTGAAACTTTGAAAAAAGAAAAGGTTAGTTCAAAATCTTTAGGTCCTGGAACAGTGCAAGAAGAATTTAAAAAGGGGATAAGTAAAGCAAAAAATATGGGAATTGCGGCATTTAAGACCGGAGTTAAATGGAGTGAACAATACATAAATCAAATGATAGATTTATCAATGGAAGCATCCGGACAAGGAAAACTATTAAATACTCCTCTAGATGAATTGAGTCCTGAATTAAATAAAAAATTATTATTATTAGCAGGGGTATTGAAAGAATTATCTACCAATCCAGCTACTAAGGAAGCAGTAAAACAAATTGCAGAGGCAATAGGAACAAGTATAGTAGAATTGATGGAACAAATAAAACCTCAAATAGAAAAGGTTACAGATGAAGCCATAGTAATGATAGACCAAATAGCAGAAAAAACAGCAAGAGGGTCAATGGCAACAGGAGTTTCGGTAGCCCAAGCATTTTTAGCAGAAATACCCTGGGTAGGTGGAATCATTGATTTCTTTTTAGCTATAGGAAAAGGATTTAATTCGTTTATGGAAGTAGTAAAAACATTTTCAAATAAAACTGGAGATTTAGCAGTAAAAAATGCTAAATTAGTGAAAGGTGCAGAGGATTCAGTAAAAGCTGGAATTAATAGAATACAAACGGCACTTAATAAAGCAAAGCAAACATTAGAAGAGTCACAGGGAAAAGCAGAAATTCAAACACCAACTATTTCTCCTACTACCACAAAAGAAGATATTAAACCACCAATCACAACAACAGAGAAACAAACAAATGCAAGTTTGTTGAAGAGTAAAACTGGAGCAAATAAAGGAGGAGGAAAAGAATATATACCAGATAGAAAAATAAGAAATAAAATACAAAAAGCAGGAAAAAGACTAAGAAAAACCTTAAAAATATTTAATAACACATTACCTAAGTTAAATTATTCATTAAAGATAAATGATAAGAAACATGTTAAAAAGACCCATAAGAAAAAATATACACGAAAACATCTTTTTTAGTGCCTTTTTCTCAGTTCCTTTTTTTAAGCTAATTATTTTTTTTTAGTTTTCCATGTTATATACCCTATACTCTTCTTAATATTAAACGATGTTCCTAAATGATCCTTAGCTATTTCTAATGTTTTTCTTTCTTGTTCATTTAAACTTTTTAAATATTCTTCTATTGATTTAATTTCAGTATCCATTGTGTTTATTGAATTCATATATATTTATAAATGAATTCAATTTTTTATTATTTTTTACCTAATATTTTATTATACATATTAATTCACCATTCATTTTCACATTTGTTTTTTGAAATACTTTTGTAATACTTTGATCAATTGTATACCCATTATTGATTAAAAATTCAAATAAATTTGGTAAATCATTTACACATAATAAACCACAACTGCTTGTGTGACCTTTTAATGCTATTACACAATTCGGTATCCTACATAAATTAGTATTTGCTTCAAAAGGAGATAATTTATTTTGTCTTATCTGTTTACATATATCTTTTAATGGTCCTTCTGGCATTTTATTTAATATTAATATATTGGTATATTCTTGCACAATAGAGTTATAATAAGGAATACTACTGAGAGAATATATTAGCATTTTATTTATTAGTATATTAAAAAAATTGAAGTTTTTTAAATTAATTAATTTTTATTATTATTACCATGGATACTGAAAATACTATTTTCCGATTTAAATTCTCTTCTGAATTTAATAATCAACTTTTATCATTCTCCAAAATTCATCAACATGATGACCGAAATACTTATAAAGAAAATTGGAAATTATGGTTACAAAATAACGATGATTTAGTTGACCAAGAATTTCAAAGACTTAGACAACTTGGTTATGAAGGAAATATTGTTGATAAAATGTTTAAGAGTGGCAGATATTATTATCGTAAAAAGGTTCCTGCAAAAGAACCAAAACAAAGAAGAAAATATATTGCCATTGATACAGAGGTTATTGATGTGATAGATAAGCATATTTCTGATAATTTTGATTCACCAACTTTTAAGCCTTCGTCTGCTTATGAATTATTTACAAATGAATTCAAAGATTTAATGGAAGAAGAAACAAATAGATTGATAGAAAAAGATTTATCACGGGAAGATATTAAATTAAAATTTAAAAAGACATATAAAAATAGATACTTCATTTTTAAACAACAAAAGTCTACTGATAATAATTCTATTGCTTCGGAAGATTAACTTAAAAATTATATGCGAATTAATATAATGAGTTTATTAATGAATGAATCCTTTTCCATAAATAATTCCATAACTATTTCTAATAAAATTAAAAATATTCCTTTTTTTTTCCTATATTTCAACCCAATTAATAGCTTTAAAAATTTAGATCAAGATAGAAATATTCTACCTCTTTCTTCTTCTAACATAATGCTATCTAAAATTAAATTTAAATTAATTCAACCTTATTATTCTCAATCAAAGCCATTTGTTTTTAATTCTAATTTTTCAAAATCTCTCTATCATTCATTTATTTCCTCGTATTTACTCCAAGAAATTTCTATTTGTTATATTATTTCTTCCACTCCTTTTATTGATTCCGATAATTTACCTTTATTAAACGATTTTTCTTTTTCTTTAGATTTAAAAAAAATCAATTATCAAAATTTAAAATCTTATTTTTCATCTGATTTTCTCTCTAATCCTTTTATTCCCATAGACATTTTTCTCATTTCCTATCTTATTCATTTTAAAATTTCCAAGTTAGATACCGAAACTATGAATGTTATTTTGGATCAATATACTTCACATAGAGAGAAAATAGAAATATATTCTATTCTACCTATTTTGCAATATTTTCTTAATTATGATTCTTTATCTATTATTAAATATTTATTTCAATTTAAGCTTACATGGTCCTACTACTCACTCTGTTTATTCTTTATTCAATATTATTCAGATCTTTTAAAAGAATATAAATTATATGAAACATTTATGACATATATACAGTGTCATCCAAAAGAGAGAAATAAAAATATAATTAATACAATTAATAATATTTTATTTATAATTTAATTTATTTCTTTGAAGATCTTCTTCTTCTTCTTCTGGCAGTTTTCTTTCCGTGTTTCTTTCCGTGTTTCTTTGCAGTTTTCTTATGATGGACAATATGTTTTTCAGAAGTTCCCTTTTTGTAAGTCATTTTTGCCTTCTTTAATACATCCCTCAACATTACAGTAGTTCCCTTAGGAGCCTCCTTTTTCATCTCCTCCATGGTTTTCTTAACATGTGCACGCCATTCGTTTGCCATAATATATATACACGAATATTTTAAAAAATTGAAATTTTTATAAATCATTTTTTTTAAGTTAATTAATTATGTCTAAAGTGATTTTAACGCGATATTTATATATATTTGATGAAGTAGCGTTGGCTTTTATTCAATCTACTTTAGAAAAATCATCTCTTAATGAATGTTATTTTTGGATATCCGAATTATATTTATCAGGGTTCCATCAACAAACTTGGGAATTAATTTGGTTTATCTATTTTGACTTTTATTTTATAAATAATCCTTATTTTACTTCTTTTATTCAAAAAAAATATAAAGAACATTCTTTCCAATCTATTCTTAGTGTTGTTAAAAATATGTATAAATTAATTCCTTCATCTCAAATATTTATTACGCGGCAATATAATTCCCAAATTAAAAAAATAGATTATATATTCCGAGGTAAAAAACCCAATTGGCTTAACAGTGAACATACTTCCCAATATCATGGTCTTATTAGGTTTTTACATAAAAAATTATTTCATTATGCTGTATCTTCTTTACCTGATCAGGTAGATGAATCTTTATGGAAATCTATTGAAGTATATTACAAACTAGATTTAAATACTTTAACTCTATTAGAAAAGGAATTTTATGCTTGCACTTATGATAATCCTATACATAAAGTCTGGTCTATTGTTTGTTTATTAGAATTTAATAGAGATTTTATTTCAAAAAAAAGAAAAATGATGTATATTTCTATTTCTACTAATGAATTAGAAGAAATTAATAAAATACATAATTCTCCTATTTCTTTAAGTAAATATAATAATCCTCAAATTTATAAAACTCTTTATTATAAAAGACTATTTTCAATACCGAAAAATATTTCTTCCTTTTACTTGACTAGAGAACATGTTGAAAATATTAATCATTTAATATGGTATCATTGGGAATATTATGCTTATTCTTGCCCGTTATGGAAAGAACGATTTGATAAATATAAAATAAAAATAAATGATGAAAAACAAAAAATAGAATTTGAGGATGATGATGAATTGGAAGAATTTTATAGCCAATGGGGATATGAACCTGATGAACAATCACAAGAAACAATAAATAAAAGAATGTTTAAAATGGAAGAAAATAATTGGAAAAAATGGTATGAAAATATATTTGGAAAAGATTGTATATTTGAATTTCCAGAAGATTTTAGATTTTCATATTAAAAAAAATTGAAGTAATTAAATAATATTATTTTTTATTATTATTTAATACAAGATGGTCAAGAACGCAAAAGGAGGTAATAAAAGTAAGAAAATGGGACGAAAGTTCCTTGGTGCGCCTGTTCAAAAACAGGTTCGTTTAGCTGATCCTAATGAGCCGTGTGAAATTTATGGTGTAGTTGAAAGACTATTGGGATTTGGTAGATTTCACATTAAAGATTCTAATGGAAAAGAAAGACTAGTAATTATTCCTAATAAATTTAGAGGACGAGGTAAGCGAGATAATACAGTTGTTTTAGGTGGGTTTGTATTAGTAGGAATTAGAGAATATGAATCGGCTGAAACTGCTAAGTGTGATTTATTAGAAGTTTATACGGAAGCTGAAAAACAAAAATTAAAAAAATCAGGCAATCCACTTTTCGCTCAGTTAAAAAGTGATCATGATAGAGAACCTACTAATGAGAGTGGAATTGAATTTACCGCAGAGGATCCTAATGAAGAAAAATATGAAGAACTTATTACAAATACTAATACTACAACAAATACAAATACAATTCGATTTGATGAAGGAGAAGAAATTGATATTGAAGATATTTAATTATTTCCAGAAATATCTTTTAAACTATTCATTATAGCTTCATTTAACATTTCTTCTTCACTTCTTATTGGAGGATGCATTCTCAAATATGAATGAGGAATAGTATTAAAAATTTGGTTCCTCCCAAATGGATGAATAATATTTTCTATTGAATTTATTGAATTTAAAAAATTATTTCTACCTTCATTTATATTTTCCTCTTCTTTATAATCCTCATTTTTTATTTCTTTGCTTTCAAATTTATATCTACATACAGGACATTCGCAACTTTGTTTATTTAACCAATTCTCTATGTATTGACTATTAAATCCATGTTTACATGGTAGGATGGTTATTTCTTCATTTTCCTCAAATTTTTCTTGGCTTATTGGACAAACATCATTTACACATTCTTCTTTATTATAATTTATTTTTTTTAATAATTCTTTTGCTTCATCAGATATAACATATTTATATTTATTATCTGTATTAAACGATCTTTCCAAAACATCCATATTATTTTGATTTCCTAATAAAAAATTTCCTAATAATACTCTTTCCATTATTCTTTCAAATCTATTTTCCAATCTTCTATTCATTTCTTCTAATTCTGTATCATTTAAACTTATATCAAACCCAGGGACAGCTAGAAATGGATTCATCTCAGTTCTATTAGTATTTAAATTATTACTCATATCTATATTAAAAATATTCATTATTATAATTAATTAATATTTTTTTAAACATATTTTTTTATTCAATTAATTCACTCAACTTATTATATCTTTCTTTATCCAATGTTTTCAATAATACATTCCAAGGAGTAAAACTTTGTAAACCATTTAATCCGTCTTCTGAAAAATCATTCAAAGCAGTTGGACTGTAACCAGCCATCATGGCATAACCATCATGATAAGACAATACTGGAAATCCTTTTGTTACTCTTAGATTCCAGAAAATTATCTTAGGAACTTTGTATGGCTTACTACAAATCTTCATTCCTGCATCATGATATTTCTTTTCTAATATTTCTCTTACTGTCTTACTTCCAAATCTTTCTTCAGATTCCATTCGATCTTCCGCACCATCAAATTGCATATCGGAGAAAACAGCAAGAATTAAATTTTCTACCTCTTCTGCTGGAAGTTTATGTTCTACAACGGTATCTAAAATCAAATCCATTGATTTATGAAAATTGGTATTCATTCCCCAAGGAATTTTTTTAATTTTTTGAACATCGGCTACAAAATCCTCTTTATCATCTAACTTTATCCATTCTGGCTTTGCATTAAAAGTCATTACTCTTTTTCCTAACTTACTCTTCTCTGCCACTCTTAAACCTAAACCTATTGCACTTAGTAATGGTTTCATCTCGTCAATCTCCATTGAACCTGATGTGTCTATAACTGGAACTATATCTCCCAACTTATTAGTCTGTTTACTATTACTCTTCCATTGTTCATTCAGAATATCTTTATCCGTCTTATCCTGGCAACTAAGAGCTTGTTTTACAAAGTCAATCATTCCTACATTTTTTCCCTTCATCTCCTTTTTTCCACTCTTTACATCTTCCATGTATTTCTCCAAGTTATTTTTACATTGAATCCTATCTTCACTATCTACATTCTTCTTATTCATAAAAGCTCCTCTCTGTCTATTCATTGTTACTGATGTTACTCGGTTAAAATCAATCTCAGACCAATGTTTCTCACATTGCTTTATCTGAGTAGTATCCAAGGAACGATTTTTAGCGGAAATTTTCTTTCTCAACTGCGTTTTGGCCTTATTTACACCTTTGCTATTCCAATCATATTTACCAAACTCAGCAAAGTAACATTTAGCAATTTCTTCGAAAATCCAGCCAAATTTTCTACTTTTTTCTCTAGGACTCCATTTCCAAACTAGACTATTATTACCACTTTCCTCCTCTAATTTCATCTGCTCTACATACAAATCTACACATTTTACTGGTCTATCTTTTCTAATATTCATAAAATATTTCAAATCTTTCCAACTTCCAAAAGGTTTTTCCTCACTCTTAAATCCAACAAATCTTTTTAACATCTCTCTACCAACCCTTTCGTCAATATCCATCAATTCATCCAGCAACTCTAAACTCAATGCATATTCTCCTTTTCCTTCATCAATATCTCTAGTATTAGCCAAAATTTTTAACATAAGCACCTTCTTTTCTCTATCTCCCTCTTCGTAAATTTTTCTATATACACTTTTCATTTTTTTTATTTGCTTTATATCGTTAGTTCTTACTAATTGAAAATATAATTGACATATTTGTTCTTGCTGTACCTCCGACCAACTATATTCAATATGATTGTTCTCCCCATATTGAATAGAATTCTTCATGTCTAATGCGGTTACGAGTGCTGCCATTGTGTATGTGTAGTTAATACTCTTGTCTTTAAGCTAGTTTTTAAATTATTTAGCACCCCCTTTTAGCTTCAATTTTTTTTTCTTCTCGTTTTACCCTTTTGTAAATTAAATTTTACTCTTTTTGTATTGGGGATATTAGTTTTTTCTAAGGAATTAAATACAATAAAAATATTATTTAATTTATGGAAATAGCTTAATGACGGTTCAAAGGAATAATCATCTATATTTCTTAAATTAGTTAACAATTTGAATTCTTGGTTACCTCTTAAAAAATTTTTCAATTCCTTATTTTCCAAATTAAAATTATAAACTAATATAGATATTAATTTATATTTGGTTTTGTCCATTTTCTCGTTTTCTCTAATTAATTTTACTAATTCCTCTTTTTCTATTTTATTTCCTTTGTTCAAATGGATCTCTTTTTCGGTTATTTTTTCTAACTCATTTTTTTTATTTATATATAAACAATTGACTTTTAAGTATTTCACTTCTTCTGGGTAAAATATTTTATATTTTTCTTCTTCATCTTCATACTTATTTATCCAATCATCATCAAATTCTTCATTGTCACTATCCATTATTAACTCTTTATATTTATTCTTCCTATTTTTAACTAATCTTCATCCTCTTCTAAATATTCTTCTTCTTCTTCCTTTTCCTCTTCCGCAGCCAATCTTTCTGCCTCTTCCCATTCTTTTTCCAGTTGTGCACAATATTTTTCATATTTTTCATGTTCTATTTCTGCCCACATAAAATCATCTATTTCTCCCGTTTCCATATAATATCTTTCTGATTCTGCTCTTCTTCTTTCATGTAATTCCATTGTCCTTTCTGCAAATTTTTCCATTTCTTTTTGCCATTTATAATTTTCAATTTTTTGTAAATGTTCTGGACTAAAAGTTTCATCAAAACTATTATACCAATTTACACCATCCCTACTCCATTTTGTATTTATATTGGGTATTATTATGGTCGAGGATAACTTATTGGCATTTTCTATATATTTTTTCCAATTATCTCCTATTTTATTTCCTTTTATATAAACTGGTCCTTTCCATATTGGTCCATCCCAATATATTGGATTATTAATATCTGTAAGTGGTTTTTGATATTCTTCTGTCTTTTTTATTCTTTTTATCCATTCTGATTCTTCTTTTGGTTTTACAACTTCTTCTTTTTTCTCTTCTTCTTTTTTTTCTATAACTTCTTCCTTCTTATCTTTTCTCTCATATTTCTTTTGGTCTAATTTAGGTTCTGGTTTTTCCATTTTAAACCGGTCCGGTATTTCCTTTTTTTTATTATCTTTCTCTTTCCTATTATTTCTTTTTTTATTACTTTTTTCATTATTACAATTAAAAGGATTCTCTTTTAATGAATCAAATCTACCCATTATTATACCTTACTACTACTACTCGAGTTATATACTTGAATAATCAAGCAATTTTTATATATTTTTACTTTATATATATTAAAGTATTTAAAAAATTAAATAGTTAAAACAAACTATTTAAAAAAATATCAATGATTAAATACTGGGATAGGGAGCGCCTGAAAAGACTCCCACTGGTTTCCTAACAGCTATTTTTGTCCTCTTAATTAATTATTAGTATATAAATAATAAAAATATATAATTTCGTATATATATATTACAGGAAACAGTATTTTTTTGAGTTTTGTATATTCTCATTTTTATTTTAAAATTGAATATAGAAATTAGTATATAATTATAATATTCAATATGACTACAATTAATCCTATTAAAAATCCTTCTATTTGTATTCCACGAGTATATTCTTCTATAAATAAAAATTTTATTAAAGATATTATACAAACCAAACTTAACCTTGGTATTGTTAAAAAAATAGATATGATAAATACAAATGATAATAATTTTAGAAAAATATTTATTCATTTTGACTCTTGGAATGACAATGATGAAGAAGTAAATCTTATTAAAGATAAGTTCTTATTAGGTAAAGTTGTAAAAATTGTATATGATTTTCCATGGTTTTGGAAATGTTCATTATACAAACCATCATAAAAAAAGATATAATACAATATAAAAAAAATTTTTTATATTATATAATGAATTTTGGTTCTATTTTTATTGAAAAAACAGATAATAATTATTCTTTTAAAAAAAATGACTCGCCTTTTTTTCCCATTTTTATTGAATCCCTTCAGCTTCCTTTTGAGACGCATTTTCATGCAAATACTATTTTTTCATTAAAAGATTTTATTATTTCCAATAACTTTTCCATTTATACTGCTGAAAAACTTTTAATTTCTCTCTATAATCAATTACATATTCTAAATCAATATTCATTATCTATTTCTTATTTAGATTTATCAGATATTTTAGTTATTGATAATAATTATTTTTTTATTTGTAATTTAAATAAGTTTTACAATATTGACCATTTGGATAATATATTGATTTCTGAAATTTATGATAAAAATAATTCCTATTTATCACCTCTTTATAAAAATAATAATTCCATTCCATTCTTATCTCATAAAAATGATTTCTTTTTTAATTTAGCCTTAATTGTTTTAGATTGTTTCCGTAAAACTAATTATTTACTTGCTAATTTATCTAATCAGGATATTTTAGATTATTATAAATATACCAAAGTTTATCAAACATTAAAATTATGTTTACAACCAGATATTTCAAATCGCCTATTTATTAATTTTTAATTTCTAATACTAATTTATATGTCTCTTCAAACTCTTAAAAAAAAATCTCGTCATAACAGAAGATTTGCTCCGATATCCGGACGCGGAATTAATGGTTTTTCATTAAATGGAGGATACAGAAATATAGGTGCTGTTGGTCAATTTAGACTTATTTCTAATACTACCCGAACTCCATATAAGGGTCCTGTTGCAAAAGGAAATGGTGGAAAGTTAGGAAAATATTATACAACAACAAACCAAGGAGGTGGCTTAAATTCCGGAAGTTGTTGCACTAATGATAACCAAATTATTAAAAAATCCTCCATTAATAATGCAGGTATGATTGATACCAAATATAAATGGATGAAAGGTGCTTATCCTAATTTTTGGGTTCAAGAAGATGATACCGAATCTAGATCGGGAACAAGAGATCAATCCACTTATATTCAAAATTTAACTCGCAAATACGGTTCTTGTGTTTTTATTAACATTCAATCCAATGGTAATTGTGGAACTACTTTACCTGAAAATAATGATCCTCCTGGTATGAGTGGAAATTGTAATGGAGGAATTGCTTGTAGTTATTTTATTGGAACCAAAAAATACATCAGAATGCCTTATGCTAAAAATTTTAACCAGCCTGCTATGTCACAAGGCCAATATATTACTACTGGTGGTGTATCTAAAAATAATTGCTTACCTACTCCTTCTAATAAACAGTCTTTCCCTATTAAATTAAATCATAATACTAAACAACCTTCTCATAAACTTACTAATAATGGAACTAAAACTAATAGTTCTATTGGAATTGGTTGTCAAATTAATTATTTAACATGGCAAGAGGCACAAGCAGATGGAGCTTTACCTTCTGATTGGACCCCTGGGACTTCTACCCCTGGTAATTATACAGATTTAGTCCAACGAAGTTCAAATTATCCTAATCCTAACCCTAATGGGGTCACTCCTAACACATAAAAAAATTTATTTTATTTTTGTTATTTCATTATATTTTACAAAAATAACCCTTTCTTTCTAAAAATCTATTTCCTTGACTAATATGATCCGTCTCATAGTCTTTCACCTTACATTTTACCAAATTACCAGTTTCATCACTCCAAATTACATTTTTTATTTGTAATGATTTCATAAATTCTCCACATCTCTTACATGGTGCCGAATCTTTATACCCATTATTGTTCGGGTTTTTTCTTACGACATAAAGGGTTATCTTTCCATAAAAAACACGACCTTCTTTTCTTAGCCAAGAACGACGACGACTTCTTACTCAATCTCTTCTCCAATTTTCTCATTACATCAATTTCCGCATGACAACTACAAGTATTTTTCAAAAAACCATCTGATGATTGTGTTCTATCAGAATTATATCCACGAGCAATTATTTGTCCTCCCAATACTGCTATACATCCATGTTGGTGATGTACCATATTAGATTTATTTGCTTCCATAAGCGCATAACTTGCAAAACGCTCATCACGGTTATTCAACGAAATTGACGAGAGCATTTTAAAATACTTATCTATTAATGGGTCTTTGGTCCATTCAAAAAACGCAAAATCTTCTTCAATTTTATTTTTATTACACCCTTGAAGATTTAAAACGCCGTTTTTGACGGCAAAAATAAATGTAAAAATAAAAATAGATATATATAGTAGTAGATGGCAACACGCAAATATCATAGAAAACCCAAGAAATCCAAACTCAATAAATCCAAGAAAAAATTTAGAAAAACTCGTTCAAAAAAACAAGGAGGCGCAAAAATGCCTTATGTAGGACCTTATTATGAAAACCCCAGCGCGAAATTATGGGACGGCGTTTATAATAATGATTATAAAATGGTTGAAGAAGCATTTAAGGAAGGTGCTGATGTAAATATTAAAAACGACAATGGAGCGTGGTTTTTATTAGTTGCATCAGAAAATGGGAATGCAAGAATGGTTAATTTATTGCTTGAAAAAGGTATTGATGTAAATATAACAGACGATTATAATAATACGGCTCTTTCAACAGCAGTGAGAAATGCGAAGTATGATGTCGTTGAATTATTACTTGAAAAGGGCGCTGATATAAACAAAAAGAATGACGATGGTGATACACCACTTATACACGCAATTAAATTTGAAGATTACTACATGGTTCAATTATTATTAGAACACCCAGATATTGAATATGATATTAATACACTTATACTGGCAGAAAATCTGACACCAGAGGATGAAGAACAAAATGGTATTCCTTATTTGATAGAAACCTACATAGAAACGAAAAATCAAATAAAAAAGCAAAAGGACGATAATATAGAAGAATTATCAAATTATAAACGACCCAATATATCATCACTTAAAACTATGGCATATCATCAAAGTCCAACTGATGTAGATACTATATTCAATCAACAACTTTTAGGTATGAATAGACCTTATGGAAAACTTGGCGGAAAAAGGAGAACACGAAAGTACAAAAGATCCACGGCATTTTAAATCTTCAAGGGTGTAAATCAATATAAAGCTTACTTTATCAATTATTTATAATGATTGATTTAACTATGCTTACTCTTTTTATTTATGTTCCAAATGATAATGTAGAACTTAAACAATTTTATCTTAATCGTGCTGAAGAGCATAATTACAAAGCTCCTGGTAAATATGCTGATTCGGGATTTGATTTAGGAATGCCTACCACCTACGGGCTGCCTTCTAATAGAGATTTTAGTGTTAAGTTACCTCTTAATGTTCATTGTTCTATGTATAGACCTGATGGCACTCCTCAAGCTTATTATTTGTATCCTAGATCTAGTATTATTAAAACTCCTTTGCGGTTATCTAATTCAGTAGGAATTATTGACAGAGGTTATAGAGGAGTGATAACTGCGGTAGTAGACAAAATTGAAGGTGATGAAGAATTTAGACTAGAAAAATTAAATCGTTATTTTCAAATTTGTCATCCTACTTTAGAGCCATTTAAAGTTATTGTAGTCAATTCAAAAGAAGAACTTGGATTAACTGAAAGAAATGAAGGTGGGTTTGGATCTACTGGACTCTAATTTAGCAATATTTTTATTATCTATTTGATATATATAATGGCCTATACTAGAGGAGCAAGAAGGAGAAGTTTATCTCGTAAGAGATCATATGCTAGACGCGTTCGCAGATCACACTGCCGTGGAAAGGGTCCTGCTGCTTGCAGAGGAACCTCTGGATGCAAATACAGTTCTGGAAGAAAGAGATCTTTCTGCCGTAAAAATAAAAATACCAAGAGAATGAGAGGTGGAAACACTACTCATGCTAGAGCTGGAGGTAACTCTACTCACGGACAACCTGGAGGAAATACCAGTCATGGTTCTAATCACAGAGGTATGATGCTTGGTCATTCCCAAAACCAATAAATAGATTATATATTTAATATTTTTGTAAATATATAATTGCTTATACCCGAAGTATGCTTAGACGAAGTGTATCTCGTAACAGATATTATGCTAGAAGTGTTAGAAAATCCCCTTGTCGTGGGAAAGGATCTTATGCTTGTGTATCTATTCCTAGTTGCAAACATGTCAAGGGAAAGAAGAGATTTTTGCCGAAAAAGAAAAAATACTAAACATAGAAGACATTAAAATACTTATTTGTAAGTTACTTTAAAATAGAAAAAATGAATAAATTTATTTATCATTATATTTTATATGTATATTTACAATGAAAAAGAAAGTATTAATAACTTACTGAAATATTATGAATATAATTATGCAGCTTCAGGTATATTATTTATATGTTGTATATTGATTACCTTTTATTCAGATAAAAATTATTTTAAAGGGTTACTAAGTTTATTAATAGTTTCTTGGGTTACTTGGTATGGCCATTATGCATTACATAAATATCCTAATACTCCCATGGCAAAATTCCATAAATTTACACATCATAGCCCATTTGGAAAAACATTTTGGGGTAAATTTTTAGAATATACTATAAACGAAATTTGGACTTTTGGGGGAGGAATTTTATGGTTACTAGTTTTATTACTTAAAAAAATAACCGGTGTATATTGGTTAAATCCATGGGTTATTATGTGGTGGACTATATCAGTTCCCCTAGTTCATGAAGTATATTACCATCAAACTACAAAACCAAATATACATGATATCCATCATAAACATCAACTAACAAGTTTACATCCTGATATTTGGGATATTATCTTAAAAACCAAAAAAGATAAAACACCTATAGAAGATGAAACTTCAATTGCAATGGTTATGTTAGTATGGTGTATAATTTATTTGTTTATTATGAAATTATTTAAAAAAAGTTTTTAAGGATCCATTTGTTTTCATTGAAATAAATAATAAAATAACTAATATTTTTAGAATCAATAATAATAAACTTGTCCATAATAATTCTAATGTATATAGGGCTCTATCATTTTTGGTATAGCGTTCTCCGAATAGATTAATGGTATGGTTTGCCATCTTATCAATCATACTACTAAACTCATTTTTATTATATTTATCTTCAATCAGAGTAATTGGACAATCACAAAATAAATAATTAGACATTATTATTAAAAATATAATCAATGATGTGATACCTAAAACGACAATATTGTTAGAAAATAAAATAATTAATGCAAAAAGTAATGGTAATAAAGAATGAATAACTGTTATAAAAATTGATTGAATTTTATCTAAAATCATAATTTATATAATATGTTATGATTTTTATTTTATTTTGCAGTTACGGAGTAGTTTAAAAGCTGATATAACTATAAAAAATGTACAAATAAAACATAATAAACAATCATTTTGTTGTTGGGTTATTTTTCGATTAATTATACTTTCAATAATAGGTTTGGAAAAATTTTTGGAATCCTTATTGTATTTGTCTTGAGGTGTAACCCAATTTAAAGGACATCCCTCAAAATATATCCAAATCATTATATAAATAATTGGATACCAAAATACATGGATTAAAATTTTATCAGGTAATAATGGTAACAAAAAAATTGATAAGGGAAATAACCAATGCAAAATCCATATTATATTCATATTTCTATATATAAATGTGAATATAAAATTTATATTAGTTATTTAATGTCCAACTTTTTGACCTCTACTTTCTAGCATTCTTTTTGCTTTTCTGGAAATTCTGGTATAGTAACTTCTTTTAAAAGCAGGTTTGCTAGTTTTATAAGTTTTTCTTGGATTTCCCCATTCTTTGGCACGGATATAAGCTGCCCATAATCCTTTGGTGTTAACTTTACATGTATTTTTAGCGCATATAGGAAAATCTGGATGTTGTTTATCACCAGGAGTTTTTGTTCCTAAAAAGCATTTTTTTCCGCATTTTCTATACATTCTAGTTCTTTGTGCTCCATGTGGAGCTAATTTAGACCAGCCTTTCCATGGAACCGATTTTCGTGTTTTACGACGACGACTATAAACCATTATACAATAAATATGGAAAAAAAAAATATAATGGATTGGTAAAATGAGTTTAGATATTTCAAATAATTTGCCCCCTGAAATATTAAAAATGGCTGAACAATTGGCACATGGAGGAAATTCAGCAGAAACAAGTGCCAGTTTAAATAAAGAAACATGGGAACTTGGAGATTTTTTAGGATTGGAAGATTCAGAGGATGAAGATTTACAAAACAAAACAGAGGACATCAATAAGAAAGAAACAAAACCAATGGCCAGAATGGGTCCACCAATTAATAGAATAGTGGATCCCAAAATAGATAATTTACAAAATGAATTTAAGGGAACCAGTTATAATTCTGATAGTGATAGTGGTGATGAATGTAATAATATAAAAAAAGAATTGGAACAATTAATTAATGATAATGAGATAGCAGACATATATAAAAAAAATAATAGTAAATACAATTTAGTAAAAATTAATGGAAATGAAACTGAGGACGATTCAAATACAAATGAATCAAATAATAGTGAAAATAAAAATGTAATTAATACAAAAGATTTAATCGATACCATTAATCCAAATATAACCAAAACTGAATTACTGGGAAAATTATCTAATCTTGAAATTGATTGGCATGACATGGATACTATTAAAAAATCTCTAAATGAGACATTTTCATCTAATTTAGTATCATTAAGTTCTACACATTTAGATATTATTTGTAGTTATTTAAATAGTCAAAAAAGTATATATACAGAAGCAAGTTATTACACATCAACATGGCTTAATTATTTAATGATTCCAACAATTATTATAAGTGCTGGTGCTTCCGTAATAAGTGGGGCAGAGGAATCGATACCATATGCTCAATTAATTATTTCATGTATAACAGCATTTAGTGCTTTTTTATTATCAGTAATTAATTATTTGAAATTAGATGCTGCTTCCGAAGCGCATAAAATTTCAGCACACCAATATGATAAACTTCAAAGTCATATAATGTTTTTTTCAGGAAAAACCTTATTATTCAGTCAGTCTGCATTTAATTGCTATACAAGACCAGAAAGAGAGAGTAAAAGAATGTTAGAAAAAAAACAAACAGTAAGAAATATGATAAAAGAACAACAAGAAAAAAATCTAATTGACTTGGAAAAAATAAAAGAAAATTATAAAAGAGATAAAAAACAACTTGAAATGGAAATAAATATAAAATCAGATGAATTACTTAAAGTTAACATGGATTTGGATGTATTATTAGTTAATCAAAATACTTTGGATAAAAATGAATTTAAGAAAAAAAAGACTGATATAGATTTCTTACAAACTAGGATACAATCTGAAAAGGAAAGAGCATCAGTTCAATTATCACAAATATATGAACAATTTAAAGAAAATAAATTAGATAAAAAAAATAAATTGAAAACTTTTATGAAAGATTTTGAAAGGTATCGTAGTGAAGCTATAGATACAGGAACAATAGAATTAAATAACGAGGATACCGAGCAACAACAAAATTTAATGGCAAAAATTCTGGAAGAAATGGATGATGTCCAAAAAAAAATAAAAGAGATAAAAGAAACAAATCAATTTGAGGTTCCTAGAACAATTAGAAATAGATATCCCACAGCTTATAATATTAATGTTTTCTCTCTAATAAAAATGATTGAAGATTATAAAGTTATATTAACGATTAAACTATGGATTTGTAGAAATAATTTAAGACAGTATAGGGCTTGGATAAATTATTGTTCAGAACTAATTACCTATGGAAAATTAAATGATCATTCAAGAGTCATGGTAGAAAATCAATTAGAAAAATTTAATAAAGTAAAAGTAAAATGTGCGGAAAAAAAAAATATTATATATGAATCTATTGTTGCTTTATCAGTAGCTTATATTGAAATAGATGCGATTTTAGAAGATGAATTAAAACTAGGTGAAATAAAAAAAACATTAGGTTATTTTTATCATTTATGTCCTTGTTTTATAAAATTACTTCATGATGGTAGTTGGGTAGAAAATAGTTTTATTAATCATATTTATGAAAGTGCTGGTAAAAATGTAAAAAAATTACAAGCAATTGATAAAACATCTAAAAATAGAAATTGGATTGGTAATAATTTAGATGAAGAGGATATTATTGGAGATTTAATGGTTTAAATTAATTACAAATATTATTTAAAAACTTTTTATTTTTATTTTTATAATGGATAAAAGATCCCAGAAGAAAAACAATCTCTCTACTTTGAATTTAGCTCCACTTAAACTTCAATGTCCTCCTCCTCCCAAAAGTTTACCATATCCTATTAAACCTAATTTACAAGTTTCATCTTCTTTATATAATACTTTAAAAGATGGTATGGCATTTGGAATTGGAAGTTCATTAGGTAAAGAAGCAATCAATCTTACTCTTTTACAGAGAGAAAATCCAGAAAAAAACAAATGTGAATTATTAAAACAACAAATTCAAGAATGTATACAAACAGAATATCATTGTAGTCATTTGTTTGAATCTTATTTAAGACAATGTTCTTTATAAGAATAATATTAAAAATCTGTTTAATATTATTCTCGGTTACTGGATTCGAACCAGTGACAATCCGATTACGGACAGATTACTACTACAGTCAGATGCTCTACCCCTGAGCTAAACCGAGAGAAAATAGTAGAAAATTAATTCTACTTATTTACAAACATTTTTCTTTTTAAGTATTTTAAGTCATTTAAAATATATAAGAATAAATAATATCTATTAATTCTTTGGGTATTTTTTTTTTAATATAAATTTCTGGAATTATTTTTAATCTCTCTATGTCAATATATTCATAATCATTATACCAATTATTAATTAAAAATATATCTTCTATATGTCCTTCTTCAAGACTTAATACATTAAAATGTGTTCCAAACTGAACTTCAGTTGACCCTTCCTGAGGGTCATAATGAAATTTAGAATACAATTTTCCAATACTACCTTTATGTAAACGATAATAATTTCCTATTTGCATTTCGTTAACATTATGCATTTCCATTCCTAAATAAAAAAATAAAATTTATTTAAATCTTAATTAAACTATAAATTCTAACAACTACAAATTTGCTTCTCCATTTCTCTCTTGTTCACTTGAACTTGCTCCGAATACATTTCTATGTTACTTCCTTCTTCGTGATATGGCGACATTACAAACCTGAACACTTCTACTTTTTTGGTTTGACCAATTCTATGGCATCTTGCTATGGCTTGTTGTTCTGTCTGTGGATTCCAATCTGGTGTAACAAAGTAAACCTCATTGTAATTTTGTAGGTTTAAACCCTCACATCCAGTTTTTATTTGAATGATGAGGACATCTACTATATTTCCTAGTATTGCTTTTCTTTGACGCTTACTCACACGACCATCGATATATTCGACAATTAGTCCTTCTTTGGTAAGATTATTTTTCAAATAGTCGATCTCGCCGTGGAAATTTGAGAAGACAATCTTTTTATTTCCATTGTCCTTTCTCTCTACTATTTTCCGGATTACCGAATCCATTTTGCTATGAGCTTTTGTGCCTTCAAAGTTTTGATTCCTAATTAGTCCTATCTTCTGGATTTTTTTGATGCTAGGCACTACTGTATCTGGTAGCACACACATCATTCTTTCATATAGCATCATAGCCAACATCATTTTCTTGTCGCTTTGAATATTCTCATGGACATCTTCGGTCAATAGTTTTTCTTCTGGGTTAGTCCATTCGGTTTCAATTCGAGTCTCAGCTAGATCCGGTAAATTAATACCGACTTGAGCCTTTGTTCTCTTAAGAACTATGGTATCTACTAGTTCTCTTAGTATCTCTGATTTGGTGAATTCTTTTTTGTCAATTTTTAAAATTTCAAACAAGGAATATAAGTCGTTAATGTGATTTTGGATGGGTGTCCCTGTGATTAGCCAGGTGATTTCCGATTTTAATTCACGCACTACTTTCGTTACCTTTGTTTGTCGGTTTCGAAGGTGGTGAGCTTCATCGAAGATGATTCGTTTCCATTCCACCCCAAATAGATTTTTATTTTTTTTGTAATCCGAAAGCAAAGTGCCATAGGTTGTCAAAATAATAGGGATATGTTGTAAACGACTCGCAGTGAAGATTTTGGTGTTAGTTCCGTGGTAAACAAATGGAATATGTCCGGTAGTTTTAATAAACTGTTCTTTCCATTGATCTACAAGAACAACAGGAAGAACAATTAAGTTTGGCATGTAAAAGTTTTGAATCAAATTTCCAATCATCATGATGGTTTTTCCCAGACCCATCTCATCCGCTATAATTCCTCCTTTGCAAAATTTTTCCCCCTTTTCTCTTTGGGTAATCCATTTTACCCCTTCCTCTTGGTATTGCTTGTGTCCGAGTTGACTGTGTTCTAAAAATTTTTTGAATTCCATTTTTAATGGAACAGAGTTTAGTTGATAAGATACCCCCAATTAGAAAAAAACACTTCAACTTTTTTTAAAACTTACTTTCATTTTTTTGCAAAATAATCAATACAATCTTCATAATTTGGATGGGACCAAATGCATTCTTTATATACAGGTTCATATCCGTTATTAAATAAATACATAGAGTAAACAAATCTACAAAAACTAATGATTAATCCAAAGGTTATTAGAGTAAAAGAAATGGGACCAATATTAAGTAAATATATAAATCTTAAATACTTACCTAAGTAGTAACTTAGCACACATACAAACAATAGAACGAACAACATTTTTTAAAATTAATTGGTTTGGCTTGTTGTGCCGCTTTTAGTAAATGACACTTCAACTTTTTTTTGGTCAGGATGAGAGGAATGTTGTTTTCTAAAATTTTTAATTATACCTAAAACAGACAAGATTCCGAATATATATAAGAATAATTTGGTATGACCATCTACACATACAGGTCCTTTAGAATGAGGAAAATATAAAATCATCATTAAAATACCCATGCAAATAATAAATAAATGTTCCATTTTTTCTTGAAAATTTTCATATTTGTCGGCTTGAGCTTGGGTTCCTTTATGTGAGGCGTAAATTGATAGAAGCATGGATATTAAAAATAATATTTTCACTACTAAAATAAAATATAAGAAAGCTTCAAAAGCAGGAGAATCTTGGACTGACATATATATTTTACTTAGATATTTAATACTTAATAATATATTTTATAATATAATTTAAAGGTATCTGATTAAGGTATATTGTAATAGGAGATTGGACTTTATTAGTGCATACAGCAATTTTAAATTAATTATTCAAATTTAATCTGCACTTAGCAAGGGTAGTCCATCGTTCTTTGTTTTTCGTTTGTTTTTCAATTTTAAAATAAAAGGTAAGTTTAGCTTATTTAAAAAATTTCTTCATGTCTAATTGTTTAATCCATTGTGTATCTTGTTAACTAACCATTTTTCCTTCTTCTAAATAGGCCTTGCTCTTTTAGCTCAGTTGGTTAGAGCATTCGCTTAGTAAGCGAAAGGTCGTGAGTTCGAATCTCATAAAGAGCTTGGTTGGTTCATGTAGCTCAGTTGGTTAGAGCATCGGTCTTATGAGCCGAAGGTCTGCGGTTCGAGCCCGCACCTGAACAAATGGATTTCCATATTGTTCCATTAAACAATATTTAGGCTCAGATGGCCGAGTGGTCTAAGGCGGCAGACTTAAGATCTGCTATCTTCGGATGCGTGGGTTCGAACCCCACTCTGAGCATTATTGGCTTTATATATTGTGCCTTTAAACAATATATTTATGTAACTAGTAAGTAGGTAAAACCTATATACAGCAATAGCTATTTTTTAAAATTATTAAAAGTTACATACAGCTTTTATATTTTATATTTTAAATTATTTAATGGATGGATGGCTTTGTATTAAAAACAACATATATTCCTACATACAGCAAATCATAACTAATAAATGATTAGAATAATTAAATAATTATTCATTAATGTCTACATACAGCAATTTTTTATTAAAATTCATAATTAAATAATGTAGACAGCAGGTAGGAAGTAGATGCTCTTATAGTGTAGTGGTTATCACTCAGGACTTTGAATCCTGAAACCCCGGTTCGAATCCGGGTAGGAGCTGATTAACTCGGTTAGCTCAGTCGGTAGAGCGCCAGCCTTTTAAGCTGGTGGCCGTGGGTTCGAGCCCCACATCGAGTAGGGGACCGAGACAGACCCTTGGCTTTTATCCAGAAGTCTCAGGTGAGGAAATGGAGAAACATTACCCCTTCGTTAAATGGTGTTTCACAGTCTTAAGCGAGAAATCAGGGGAGGTGGGGCTTAAGACACTTTTAAAATAAACATTCAATCGGGATGGCGCAGAGGTAGCGCATTGGGCTCATAATCCAAAGGTCCCTAGATCGAAACTAGGTCCCGATAATACGGAATGAGTTTGCCGTTAAAGTTACTCACCTATCTATTTTATTGTGGGAGCGGTCATACCATTCCTAGGATATAAGTGTGTGTAGAGAACCATATAAGATAGATAATAACTACAAACAGCATAAGCCTATAACTTATCATTCAAAAGAAAATGTAGTTAGCATATTCTCTGATAGCTCAGTTGGTTAGAGCATCCGACTGTTAATCGGGAGGCCGCAGGTTCGAACCCTGCTCGGAGAGTTATTCGAATAATTTATTTAAATACTTATATATATATGTTTAATTATCATATTTTATTAATATCCTTGATTTCTACAATTATATTCGGTATTATAGATGCAACTGTTTTTTTAATAGGAGAGGAGACTTTACAAAAAATATTAAGAGAACAATTTAATTTTGATTTAGCCATGGCAGAGTTGGCTACGGGTGGTTTTGCTGCTGCTGTTTCTATTTTTATTGCTACATTTGTCGCCGAATCCATAGAATCAAAATATCAAACCATTGATCATCCTCTATTAGATGCATTTGGAATTATTTTAGGAACAATATTTATTATTCTTATTTATAAATTTTTTTTAAAAAATAATATCACTTAATATCGAGCCATAAAATTTATTATTTTATTTTTTGGCCCGGCTGGCGCAATCGGATAGCGCGTGAGACTTCTAATCTCAAGGCTGCAGGTTCAAGTCCTGCGTCGGGTGCTCAATATTATATTACTTTTATAACTAATATAATAAATAAAATTATTTAAAGTTTTTACTACAATATATCATAAGCGTGTAAACAATGAACGAAGTGTTTTATAATGAATGTAAAAATATTCTAAGACCTCTAGAAGAAAAAGGATGGTATTTTTTAAAATTAGAAGAAAATGAAATTTTAATGAGAAAACAGTTTGAAGAGTTGGAAGAGATTAAAATCAATCCATATGGCGAATCTATAGAATTTATTCTTCCTATGCAAAACTCCTCTTTTAGTTTTTACAAAAGGATGAAAAATGACAATCAAAGTATTGATTTTTTTAAAAATTATATTACATCAATATTATATGTATAGTTTTATTTCTATTGATGAAATTGATGGTTCCTTTCAACTTGGTAATATTAATCATAAATCAAAAATATTTATTACTCCGTGGACTATCGCTCATTTTATTTATGGTTATGTTTTTTATCTTTTAGGTTTCAATTACTTATGGGGGTTTATTATACATAGTTTATATGAATATGTTACTTTAACAAATAAAACAGTCCAAGAAAAATGGAAACATGTTTACGATGGTTTTAAAAAGGATTCCCTCTTTAATACACTAGGCGATACTATATTTTTTATGTTAGGAATGTTTTTAGCTAAACATTACAATAATATTTATTTATTAATATTAATTATTTTAATTGGTATTTGGTTTTTCTATCCAACATATCAAAATTATTTGCTTAATGAAAGAATGAAATACTGGGAAAATAAATATCCACCATTGAAAAATAGACCTAATAAAGAGTATAATAATCAAAATTATTTTTTTTGGTATATATGGATCTTAATAAGTATATTTATAATTATTAGATTAAAACTAAAAAAACAAATATAAATTTAATATATATCATGTCCGATTCAAATCAAGAGGTTGCAATTTCTACCGAACAAGTTCAACTTGTTGATTTAGTTAAACAAGAAGCATTAAATCTACTTAAGGAAAAAATTACAAAAGAAATTGGCGATAAGCCAGTTGATAAACAACTCCTCATGAAGCTATTAGTTATTGGTATGGAAACAGTTGAAAAAACCAAAGTTAAAGGCAAGGATCAAAAAGATATAGTTAAAGAAGCATTAATCCAAGTCCTTAAACTTGAATCTATTAAAGTTCCCTTGGAAGAAAGTTTAATCAAATTTTTAGAGAATGATGTTGATGATGTTATTGATTTAGTTGTTGATGCATCTAAAGGTAAAATTGATATTAATAAAGCCGAAAAACATGCCATTTCATTAGTTCAATGTTTATTTTCATGTTTAAAGAAAAAAGAAGAAAAATAAATATATTCATTTGACAAATGTATCAAATTAACAAAGAACAAAATAAGAAATTATTATTATTTGTAGAAGAAAAATTAAAATTTATTTCAAATAATAATAAGCTTAATGGATTTATTGTATTTATATTACATTTTTTATTTCAATTAGTTAGCATTTATATTTTATTTTTTTATCCTATATCTAATTTATTTTATTTCACATTGTTTATATGGATTTTAATACTCATTTCTAATTATATATTTAGAGGATGTATTCTTACAAAAATCGAGAGATACTTATGGAAAAATAACGACTGGTTTGGCCCTTATTATATTTGTTGTAATTTAAATTCTTGGTCTTCCAATAAAATTAAAAATATGTATATTTGTCAAATCACCTTTTTAATGACTATAATCTTTATTAGGATTTTATTCAAGGTCTAGATTTTTAAAAATACGGTAATTTTTTATTAATTTCCCATATCCTCCTCCTCCTTCAATAAAATATTTCGCATTTGATAATGTTATAAAATCTTCATCTGGATTCCCTCCTATTTTTAATTCTACTTCATAACCATATTTCTCCAATTGGTTTTTATATAATCTTAAAATTTCCATCGAATCTTCAATTCCTTTATTTTTACGATGACATCCTCCTACTATTATTATTTTTTTTGGTGCACCTTTCTGTTTTAATTCTTTTAATTTTTCAAAATAGTGACTCCATGGAAAAAAATAGTACATTTCTTTATTTCCATATTTCAACAATAATCCATTTATACAAATCTCTCTTGGTGATAATTTCCTTTTAAATCTTACATCATTATCTGCCAATACTATATCTCCTAATCGTAGATGTATATATATATCATCATTAGTATTTGGTTTAAAATTATGCATTGAAATTACTTTATCTAATAAATATATATTACATCCTTCTTGTGTGCAATTTTCTAAATTTAATTTTGAAATATATATACTACATATTGATGTTGGATATTCATTTAAATATCTTTCATATTCATTTTGATATAATGGATTTATGCTTTTTCCGTATCTTACCATAGGAACATTTAACATATCAGATAACCTATACATTTCCCAATTTGTAAATAAATTGTAACTTAAATCCATATTTTAATAATATAATTATTTTTAAACAATTATATTATTTATTTATTTATTTATTTATTTATGCTTTACCAGCAGCTTTGGCAGCACCGGCGGCGGCACCAGCAGCGGCACCAGCGGCACGGCCCATAGCAGCAGCACGACCAGCAGCCTTAGAAGCAGCAGCGGCAGCACCAGCAGCCTTGGCGGCAGAGGCACCACGGGCAGCACCAGCAGCCTTAGCAGCAGCCTTGGATGCAGCCTTGGCAGCAGCAGCAGCAGCGGCAGCAGCCTTGGCAGCTCCCTTAGCAGCAGCCTTCTTCATTGATCTTGCTCTACGAGCAGCCTTGGAGGCAGAGTGAGTTCTAGCTCTACGAGCGCTTCTTGAATGGGATCTTCTTCTAGTAGCCATTATATATATTGGGAACAAAAAAAATATAAACTCACTTGATTTTATATTTTTTTATATTATTTTCCTAAATTACCAAATTGTATCGGTATTTTCCCACCACATTCCATCCCCTTTCTTTACTCCATATAATTCCCTAAAGATTTGTAAACGCGATAGAGGACAGTTACATCTATATTTTTCTAAAGGATGTGGATTCTGTTTTAATTGTGCTGGTATTGCTTTATCAAATATCTGTTGTCTTGCTGATATTGCACTAAATATATAAAATTGTTTTAATGATAAATCCTTCACTAATGGTATTTGATGATTTATTAATTGATGGATAAATAAATATTCTTCTGCTAAAGATAAACCTGATATATCGGCTAAATCTTCTCCTACTCCAATAGTTGCATCAAATTTTATTCCATCTTTCGCTGCTACCTCTTCATATTGCTTAACTACATTGTCTATCTTCTTTTGGTATTTCTTTCTATCTTCCTCTGTCCACCAATTATTCATATTTCCATTTTCATCAAACTTACTTCCCATATCATCTAAACTATGACTTAACTCATGACCTAATGTGTATCCCATATACGCTAAATTATATTCTAATCCATAATTTTCTAAATCCAAAAAAGGTTTTTGTAAAAAAGCCAAAGGCACATATATAGAATTACTTGTTGGTCTATAATAAGCGTTTACCATATATGCTTGTGTTCCTACTAATTTAAACTCATTCCAATCTACCTCTGGAATATCTATTACATGTTGTCCTTCTAAATCAATAAATCTTTTTCTTTTCCATCTTGATAATATTTTTAAATTGTGATATGGATTATCATCTACATAATCCAATAACGGATCTGGTTGTAATGCTTGATGTTTGGTTTGTGCTGTCTTTGAATCTGGTGTTCCTATTACCACTTCTAGCTTTTTTAGTTTATTAATTGCTGATCGTCTAGTCGAATCTGATAACCAGGTGTTTCTTTTTAACTTTCTTATAAATACTTCTTTCAAATCGTTTACTATGTTATATACATAAACAGTATTTATTGGATTAAAATTCTCTTTTACATATAATTCTGTTAATAATGTATTATAAGTCACTGATAACATAAATATTGGGTATAACTCTTTTGGAAATCTTACTGGTTGTCCTGCCACAAATTTACCATAAAAATCAAAATATACTTGATTCCAATCCCATTCAAATCTTATTAATTGTTTATAATTAATAAATAAATACCATGTTTTCCATTCTTTTGTTGTCCATTTTTCTTTCATTAAATCCATTATACATTTTAATGAATTTAGACTTGATACGATTATCTTATTGGGAATCTTATCTTTTGAATAACCTTGTTTTATACAAAATTCTGTCCAATTAAATCCATATTCTTCTTCTACTTGTTTCCTAGTTAATACATTATAGTAATTCGGGTCTTCTTTCTTTATTTTTATACACCCCATTGCATCTAATAATTGACATTCTACATTCCATACATCCATTGGATTATAATCCTTGTATTCTTTGGGTAAACAAATCTTAAATACATCTCTTATGAATTCCAAGTATTTTTTCTTAAAAGTTGATTTAAATTGTTTTGTTTTCGGGCTATCTTTTGGATCTTCAATGTATACAAAATAATCATATATTCCTAGTTGCGGAGGACTTAAATGACTTCTATAAGTTTTTACATCTTTTTCATCTGGCATTACATACCAAACTATCGGTGATTGCCATGACATTACTTCATCTCTATTTAAAAATACAAGCATATCTGTTACTGTTTTATTATTTGTTATATCTTCTACATCATTTTTTATCTTTCTTACTGCTTCATATGCTTTTTCTTTAGTATTATTCATTATACATTTATAAATTGCTTCTACACCTCTAGCTTTTTTGGTTTTTGGCTCTTCTTTTATATATTCTTTTAATTTTCCTATTAATTGTCTATAAACATCATCTTGTTTTATTCTAAAATCATCTATTTCTACATAGTATTTCGGATCTTTTTTTAACTTTTCTGTTTGTTCTTGTAACCAACCATAATTTACATATGTATAGTAATCTTCATTAGGGGCATATTTAATGTTAGCAGATTTTTTTAATTCCTTTTTTAAAACTTCATGGTAAAGAGTGTATGATTTTTGCTCTTTTGGTAATTTATCAAATCTCTCCATATTTTCTTTACTAAATAATCTTTGTAATACTGGTCTGTTTGTTTGAATTAACATACTATCAAATTTGTCTCCCGCTATTTTAAATATTTTCTCAGATGGAGATATTTTCATATCTCTTAATGGAAAATTCATTTCTTCCACTTTTATTCTTGCCAATCTTTTATCTTTAGATGTATTTCCATACATTTTTTTTACATTAAAACCTTTCCTTTTTCGTTGCGTTTTTCTTCGTTTCATATGGACTGTTTTCTTTATACTTCCCTTCATTTATATTATTTGTTCAGAATAAAAAAATCTTTTATTAAATATTAAAATTAAATTAAATTTATTATCTATCTAAAATCTATCTATCTACCAAGAACTATTGTCCTCGTAATCATCTTCCTCTTCATCTGACGACTCATCCGCCCAATTCAAAATTCTCTTCACTCGCACAGGCTCCTCTTTTTCTGGTAATGCAGCTGCTTCCACACATCCTTCTTGGCTGTAACTACTCCATCCTGCTACTAACTCCTCTTTTTTTGGTTTTGGCAGACAAGGTGCCTTAGCAGCAATAGCAGCCCATCCTGTCAATACCGGAGCCTTTGTTGCCAAAACAATTGGCACCTTAACTTCTTCCTCTTCATCATCCGAATCATCACCCAACGCATCAAATACATTCTTAGGCGTATTTTCAACTGGCTTCTTCGATCTTTCTGCTCTAATTCCGTCTTCTCTTTTTCTTTCCCGCTCTCGCATTTTTTCTACTTTTTTCAATTTTTCACAAAATTTAATTGTATGTCCTGCTTCTTTACAGTAACGACAGTTAGTCGCTAATAGACGAGGACACACTACCTTACCTTCTGGCCCAGCCTTATCGCGGACAAAGTGGGACTTGTATTTTTCCTCTGGCTCTCCTGCATCAAAGCAGACCTTGCAAAAGCAAGCGTTCTTCTTGGAGTTGTTGTTCATTCTCAAAGACATCGTTTATTGAAAGTTTGAAACTTGATTGTTGTTTTAATACTTAACATCTATTTTGAAAAATAAACTTCAATTTTTTTTTGGATCAATTTTTTTCAACAAAAAAAATCTATTTAACTATTTAAAGGTCTTAAAAATTACACTTCTACTCTAACTATCCTACTCTTCTTCATCCTCCGAATCTTCTACTTCCCATTCTTCTTCATTATCTTCATTTTGGAAGTTAATTATACTTCTTACTAATCCCACACTGAAAACTTTTAGCATGTTCTTTAAAGAAGCTTGAGGAGTATCAAAATGCATGATCGCGTCCAAGTGGTCTCTCCAGGGAAACATATCTATCTCCTCTTTGGCTACTTCTATCACCTCTTCAAATTCCAAATTCTTACCTGTTTTTGGTTTCTCCTCTTCAATGTTCTGTCTACATAACGGACAAGTGTTATTGTCCTTCAATGCACGCATCAAACATGTCAAACAAAAGGCATGTTTGCAATTGGTTGTGGCAAAGTTTTTGCTGGCATCTAATTTTTCCATGCATATTGCACAATCTCCATAGGTCTCTTTTTTCAGTTCCTTTTTTTCGGTAGGAATTACCTGGCAACAATCGCTTGAAATTTTCTGAATTGAACTCATGATTCACTAAAGTTTTTTAAATACTTTCCATCTTTTTTGCAAAACTTACTTCAATTTTTTTTGATTTTTGTTTTTTTTCAAATTTAACGCTACTTTTTTAACGGAACTTATATGATTGTATATATATATATGTCTGGTTTCCCTGGTGGTCAAAGAAGATTAATTTTTACTGGAAATACCAATACTAATTTAGTTAATAAATACACTAATGCAGGAATTGGTGGAACTAGTTCTGCTGTTAGAAGAGCCAAATTAAGACGCGCTATGTCTAATCCTGGGACTTTTGATTCTTCTACTGGAGTTTATAATTTTGATGGACAACCATGTTGTTCCCCTGAACTATTTAGAAAAAATAAAGGTTATTACGGTAATGATTTAATTATTGAAGAAGGTGGAGATACACCTACACCTGATCCTCCTGTAAATCCTGATGATCCTTTAAATCCCGATACTGGAGAACCACAAACAGATGTCGAAGGATTCCAAATTTGGTATGATGGTGCTGATAAAGATTATTACCAACCTAGTTCTATTGCAAATCCTCCACCTACTAATGACAATATAACTCAATGGAATGATAAATCTGGACAAGCTCATAATGCTTCCCCTACTGGAGGCACTCCTACTAGACCTTTATATTCTTATGATCCTAGTTTGAATGGATTAAGTTATATAGCATTTGATGGCACAGATGATTGTTTAACTCTAAATTTAACTGGAGCTGGAGATTGGTTAGCCAATCAACAAAATCTAGTTATATTTATGGTTGCTGGTCCTAGTTCTATAACACCTGGACCCTTTACCTTATTAAGCACTGAACAAAATGATATTGACTTTCAAATTACAGATTCGTCTTTTAACTTTTCATTTGGAAGTGATGCTTCAGCTGTAGATATTTCGGCTGGTGCTTCTATTAATCCATTTTTGGCAACATTACGCTACAGAGGTGGAGAAACTACAGATGCAGATAAATTCCAATTTAGGTTAAATACGGGAAGTAGTGGAGAAATGCAAAATCAGACTCTTCAGTTTACTGGAAGTGGTGTTCCTTCAACTATAAGTTCTAATCCAGGTAAAATAGGATTTGGATGTAATCCTGATTCTACTAATTTTTATGATGGATATATTGCAGAAATATTAATTTATACAGTAAATCTTGATTTAAGTGGTGTAGAAGCAGTAGAAAATTATTTAAATAATAAATGGTTTAATGTTTAAAATATTGATAAGGTATTAAACATTTAAATTCTGTATTGCTTCTAAATCCTATAAAACATCCTATACTAAACGCGCTTAATGCAGCACTTATTATTTTTCCATTAAAAATGCGATCCCAATATTGTTGGTTTTCTAGATTACTATAACATAATAAAATATAGGTGGAGCTCCCAGATGTCAAACCACATCCATAACTAAATATTATTTTGGAGAGATAATGATACATATAAATATATTCATTTAATAATTAAATTAATATATTTAAGATATATATAAATTATGCCTGGTCGTTCTCGCACTCGTTCAAAAAAAGGAGGAGAGTCTTTATCTGTTATAGATGATTTGGGAAAATCCTTAAAATCAATTAAATCTGATGTGGATTTAGCGTTGGAAAAATTAAAATTATTAGAAGAAAATATTCAATCTAAAGAAGAAGAGGTTAAACCCAAACCAGAAGAAGAAGAAGAAGAGAATATAACTGTTCCATTGGAACAAAATGATGACACTGATACTGACGAAGAACTTGAGGAAGTGAAAGAAGAACCTGAGGAAGTGAAAGAAGAACCTGAGGAAGTGAAAGAAGAAATTAAATTGGATGATCAACCTATTTCTATTAATGGATTTGATGGAACTGTAAAACAATTAAAAGATTCAATGAAAAGAAAAGCCGGTCAATTATCTAAAAATAAAAAATATAAGGATAAAGCTGATAGTATTACTGCTACAATTAAAGAAATTAATGATAAAGCTGCAAATTCTAAGGATGTAGAAAAAATAGTTACAAGTAATACTGCCTTAACTTTTAAGAATAATAATTTAATGGGAGGAAAGAAAACAGTAAGTCATAAAAAGAGAAAGGCAATAAGATCAAGGAAAAAACATTAAAATATTAAATTAATATTTAATTTTATAAATTAATTTAATGTCTCATCTCTCTGGTTGTTGCGGGTGCAGGAGTTGGAATGTAAAATACATTGTTAAATGTTCCAGTCAAATTTCTATTTTCTATGTAATGGATATAATTTAAAATATTATCTTGACTTGATTCTTGGTTTAGATTAAATGGAATAAAGTCATCTGTATCAATTAATTCTGGCAGGTCATCATACTCTTCATCGGTTAAAGGTTCCCGGCACATTGGGCAATTATTTTTTTTCCTATAACTTTTCAATAAACATTCTAGACAAAATTTATGTCCACATTTACTTACACAACTATTTATTTTACCAATTGACTCCATACAAACTGGACAATCTGTTTGTTCATTGTTATTTTCTATTCGGTTTAAAGAGTCTATTGTTTCTTTTAATTTTTTTTTTTCGTTTTCTCTTTCATTTTTGTTAGTTAGCCAAATTTTTTTAAACATTAATACATACTCAATTTTACTTAGGCTCACTTTTATTCCCCGTAATGAAGCAATTCTTTTCAGAGTTTTTAAGGTCATACAATTAAATTCCGGTTCCTCAGTTGAGTTTAATATCTTATCTATACATTTATCATACGGACAATCAGTTATTATATGAGTTGTTTGTTCGCAATAAGAACACTTCATTATATTTTCTATATGACTACTTTGAGCTTTAATTAATGTTTTGGGTGGAGGTATTCTATTTAAACTTCCTAAGTTATTGAATGATAATCGATACATTATATAATATATAATATTATTACTTCAATTTTTATTTAACTTCCATTAAATTAAATTAAACTAATAATATTATATTGGTAATTCCATAATATATCTTATTACAATTGTAAAAATTATAATATGAATAATTAAACCTAAAATTGTTGGGCATCCATTAATTTCTGTTTTTCCAATTATTTTTCCCAAAATTCCATTACTTATTTTATAAGTAAATGGATTGAAAATTAAAAATAAAATTACAGATGTATAGATGGTATATTTCCATTTATTAATATTGGAAAGTTCTTCTTTCTTTCCACAATTACAACTCATTATAAAATATATTTATATTATATAATTATGAATACCATATTTAAATATATTTTATCTATTATTATTGGTATGGTTATTGGTTTCTTGGGAGGATTCCAAGGTATTGCTGGAGGATTTTATATTTCTTTATTACTTTTAGTTACTGGTATTGCCACTAATCAAAGAAAAGCTGCTGGCACTACTCTTTTAGCTATTTTATTTCCTTTATCAATTGGAGCTGTATATGAATATTGGAAGTCAGGGGATATTGATATTCCTGTCGCACTAATTATTACCTTTACATATATGGTATTTGCATTTTTCGGAGCAAAAGCCAATGAAAAAGTAGATGAATATATTCCTCTTTTATCTTTATCCTTTCTTATGTTTTTAACATCTATTTATTTTGGATACAAAGGTTTTAAATCTTTAAACAAACTTAAAAAATAAATAGCTTTTATATATAACTATGAATAGAACTATTATACCTATAAATGATGATGATGATTTACCTCCTATTTCTTCCGTTATTAACCCTTCAAATATAGTTGCCACTGACGATAACAACTATGAAACAGCTTCAGATGATACGGGTTATGATGAAAATATGGATTTTAAAGTAATCCATATGAGAAGACCTTCGGTTATTCGAAAAACATTATCACAATTTCGTAAATCAATTGATAAGGGTAGTCTGGTTGGGAGCACTTTAATTCCAATGAATATCAGGCCCTCATTCTTCCAACGATTAAAAAAAAAAATATACATTCCAATTGTTATTACTTTAATATTAACAGGAATCATTGTGGCAAGTGTTTAAATATTATATGAATATATATAAATGACTACTCATATAATAACAGTAGCAACACATAAAGAAGGTAAGCTTCAAGAATTAATTGATAATAAATTTAACACTAATATAAGAGTGTTGGGTATGGGTAAAAAATGGACTGGATTTAAAATGAAAAACGAGTTAGCCTTAGAATATATAAATAAATTACGAGATGATGATATTGTAATATTTGTAGATGGATTTGATTCTGAAATAAAACGAAACCCTATTTTAGCGGTAGAGAGATTTAAAAAAAATAATTATAAATTATTATTTTCTTATGAACCTGGTTCAAATTTTATGAAATTAGATAGATTGGTTTGGCCATCCTGTAAGAAAAATGAACCATTAAATATGGGATTGTGGATGGGTTATGTGAAATATTTAAAAATTTTCCTTACTGAATCTTTAAAAGCTAAATGTAGAGATGATCAAGTTATCGGAAATACTCTTTGTAAAAAATTGGAATTTATAGAAGTAGATAAAAAACAACATATATTTCAAAATTTAAAATTCGCTAATGGTTTTAATTATAACGGACAAGCTGTTTTTGTAAGTTATCCTGGAAGTTTTTCATTCAAAAGAGCCTTTCGCTTTATATTTGAATATATTCAATTTGTTCTTATTCCTGTTTTTATTTTATATTTAATTGCAGTTTATTTTTTACTTAAATTAAAAAAGAGGAAATATATTTATATTTCTTCATTTTCTTTTATTTTATTATTAATTTTATTAAATTCAGATTTCAGTTGCATTGATTATTCCGTGGGTTTTATAAATCAATAATATGCCATTCACTCGGGTTATCACTACTTATGTTTACTACATACATTTCACAACTAACTAAGTGATTATGTTTTAATTTTACAAGGTTCAAATCTTTTTCTGATTTACTATAATGGATAGAAGTATGAGGTTGTTGAGAGAAATTACATTTAAAATTAGATGTAATTTTTTTTATTGAATTCCAATTTAATACTTTTCCGTAATATCCCCAGGAACATATATCATTGTTATCATCTTCATATATATTTTTGTTAAATATTACTGGATTGGTGCAATCAATATTTATCATATTTGTTTTTCCAATCTTTTCTTCTAAATCCTTATATAAGGCTACAGCGTCTTCTTTTTCCATAAAACAGGTTATTGTAAAATGACCTAGATGTTTTGTAGGAAACAACCCTTCCCGATACACATACCAAACACCATATTTGTAGCCCATTAATTTAAGGATATATTGTTTATTTTATTTAGTGCCTTTTTTTCAGTTATTTTTTTCAGTTTTTTTATTATTTATACTGCATTTATCCATCTAATTTTATTTATTATATCTGTTGAGAGAAATGAATAGATCAATGTATAAAATGTTTTAATTAATAAATTGGCATTAACAATTTGTATTTGGCATAATGAATCCTCATATTTGGATAATATCTTTATTATTCCGATTGCTGTTTCTATTTCAAGAGAATGATTTATACCAAAATCTTCACTATCAAACACCCATATCCATTTGTTATTATTATTTTGTTCTAAAACTTCTTCATAATGATTTAAGATTCCCTTTGTATCCCAATATCTTGTTGCTTTTGCAGGACAGGTATAATACATATACATTCCTTCTTTGGTTTTTCCATAAAACTCAAATGAATGACTACCTGGATCTTCTTGACATATTACACACATTTATAAATTATTATATTTTTATTATTTCCTTTCATCGCAATATAGTCTCCTATTGGTCTTAGTGTAGGAAGAGGTATTACTGTGCTACTGTCGCACCCTCCCAACGGAACTATGCAACGGAACCCTTCCCCCTTACGGTGGCCCCCTTTAACCCATATATAACCCCTATACCCACTAACCAGAAATCGGTTACATAACGGGAAATCGGTTACATAACCATTTTTCGGTTATATCAAAAAAAGTTGATGTGGATTTTTCGTAATTTGGAAAGGCAGATATCAACTAATTAGTCTTAAACTAACTTCAAAATGGAATCGTGTTTAATTTGCTGCGAGGACTTTAACCAGTCCAACCACAAACAGGTCTCGTGTCCTTGGTGCCAGTTCGCAGCATGTCGCTCTTGCTGCCAAACCTACATATTGGACCAAGATGAAACCGTTTGTATGAACAAAGGTAAAAAACCAGATGGCAGTTTCATCTGTCAAAAAGTCTGGACTAGAAAATTTGTAACGGAAACTTTCCCTAAGACATGGGTCAATAAAGAGTGGAAGGCCATGAACTCCCGAGTCGCAGTTGAGCGTGAAAAGGCATTGTTACCGGCTACAGTAGCCGTTGTAGAGAACAGAAAAGAGATTGAACGCATGAAAGCCGAGGTAGAACAAATTACTTTGGAAATGAGGAGACTTACTAACCGACGATGGGCCTTGCAACAACAGATTCAGGCGGGTGGAAGCGTCGTCACCACTGAAGTCAAATCGTTTGGTCATAAGTGTCCTGATGAAGAGTGTCGTGGCTACCTCTCTACCCAGTGGAAGTGTGGTATGTGTGATAAATGGACCTGCCCAGATTGTCATGTCATCAAGGGCAACAGTCGTGACGCAGAACATACATGCGATCCCGATGTCAAAGCCACCGCTCAGTTCTTAGCTAAGGACACAAAACCATGTCCTAAGTGCTCTACTCCCATTCATAAGATCGAAGGATGTGATCAGATGTGGTGTACTCAATGTCATACTGCTTTTAGCTGGCGTAGGGGCACCATTGAGACTCGTATACACAACCCACACTATTATGAGTGGCAAAGACAGCAGAATGGTGGAGCCGCTCCCAGGAACTTTGGAGATTTTGAGTGTGGACGAGACTTAGGTGATCAACGAGCCAATCGTTTCATCCACGATACGCTTTCAACAGTGGGTATTATGGATTTTCTCAGCACTCCTCAAAAAGCTCAAATGGAAACCGTAACCAAATATATCCCTCTATTTGTTCGCAAGACCGTTCATCTTCAATTACATGATGGTGAACGGTTTAGAACGGATAATGTAGTCGACAACTTGGAGGTTAGAGTCCGTTACTTAAAAAAGGAGATAACAGATAAGCAGTTTGCTTCCAAGGTGCATGCCGCTTATAAAGCTCATGAGAAGAAAAAGGATATTGCCGATGTCATCCAACTTCAAGTTCAAGGTGTAACGGACATTATCTACCGGATTGCAGACTTTTTGAAAAACACACTTGCGCCTAAAAAGGATGACCTTGGACGATTATGCTACAAAAGAATGAAACCTGAATGGTCTGACCAATTATGTAATATGTTTAGCGAGATAAAACGGCTAACGGACTATTCCAACGGAATCCTGGAGGAGCATGCCAAGACCTATGGCTGTAAGACCTGGAAAATAGCCTACAAAGAGAACTCATGGAAGGTTCTTATATAGATAGATTGTTTTGTAACCCTTAATTAAATAAAATTGAACTTTTTTTTTACAAAAGTTTTTTTATACAAATGATAGCCCGTTCTTTAGCAAAAGTATTAGAAAACAGAGAGATGAATGTAACAGGAAATACATGGACCTTTTTATCAATAATGAAATTGGAAACAAAAAAAGTCAGACAGAGTAGTTTTTACAAATTAGAGAAAAAACCTCCGGTGCAAAAAGATCTATGGATACTTGCAAACCAACCGTCAACTTCAACATGGGGAACAAATGTAGAAATGAGTAGTTTTTAGAAATTTTTAAAAATTTAAAAAAAAAATGAACAAAAAATCAACTTTTTTTTTAAAAAAAACACACAAAAAAAAAAGTTGAAGTCAATTTCTTCAAATACTTACTTGCATCAAATAACTCAAAGAGTTTCTAAGACTTTCTAAAAAACTTTCAAACATGTCCGCAAACACTAAGATGCCCGCTTTCATGAAGGCTATGTCCAATGTAGCCGCTGAGAACAAGGTCTCATCTAAGGTGATCAAGGCGAAGATGGCTGCCAAAGCCAAACGCGCCAAAGAGGTAAGTAAGGAAAGAGCTGAACAGCTCGCTGAGGAGAAGAAGGCTACTAAGGAGCTAGCCAAGCTTCAGAAAATCGCTGATAAGGAGGCTGCTAAGCAAGCCAAAGCTGAGGCTAAAGAGGCTGCCAAGCTTGAAAAAGCTAAGGCTGCTGCTGAGGCCAAGGAAGCTAAAGCTGCTGAGAAGCAACTCGCCAAGGAGGCTAAGGCACTCGAGAAGCAACAGGCTAAGGAGGCTAAGGCTGCTGAGAAGCTAGCTGCTAAGGAGGCTAAGGCTCTCGAGAAGCAACAGGCCAAGGAGGCTAAGGTTGCTGAGAAGCTAGCTGCCAAAGAGGCTAAGGCACTCGAAAAGCTAGCTGCCAAAGAGGCTAAGGCACTCGAAAAGCAACAGGCTAAGGAAGCAGCCAAGGCTGAGAAGAAGCTCGCCAAGGAAGCCGCCAAGGCTGAGGCTAAGGAAGCAGCTAAGACCCAGAAGGCTGAGGCTAAGGAAGCAGCTAAGACCCAGAAGACTGAGGCTAAGGAAGCAGCTAAGACTCAGAAGACTGAGGCTAAGAAAGCAGCTAAGACTCAGAAGACTGAGGCTAAGAAAGCAGCTAAGCTTGACCGCCAAGACCTTATCCAGGAGATTGTAGAGAAGCTTGGTGGAGAACAAACAACTGTAGAAGCATAGATAGATTATAATTTGTAACCGTTAACTAATTAAAAAAAGAAGAGGCCTAGTGCCTTTTTTTATGTGAAGAAGAGAGAAAATAAAAATAAATAAATCGTAAATAAAAATTGAAGTAATTTTTTTCAAATACTTAATTGCATAAATAACTCAAAGAGTTTCTAAGACTTTAAAAACTTCAACAATGCCGTGTACTTTATGTGGAATGGAAGGTCACAACAGACGAACATGCCAACAATGGACTCTTATTGAGGCAGCCAGGAGAGAAAGTGAGATTATTCGTAATGAATCAGCAAGGAGAGAAAGGGAACAAATTACCAATGAAATGGGACTCTACTTAAGCACCCCACCAATAACACCAGATCCTCATTCACCGCCACCAGCACCATCTAGAGGTGGTCAAGGGAGAGTTACTAGAGTAGTAACTATCAGTTATCAAGATACAGCACCAAGAAGAATGGTGACAGTAAATCATGTAGACAATATAGAGAGAAATCTTTTGAGAGAATTTGATTTAGCTACTTTAGATCCACCTACATTTGCGTCAGTTACCCCAAAAAAAACACTCGCTACTCAATGTGAACAACCATATGAGGCAACTGATTGTGGTATTTGTATGGAAGAATTAAAAAACACAAACAAATTTATTACCAGATGTGGTCATCAATTTTGTGGATGTTGTATGATTACACATATGAGAACACAAGACTTTTGTCCAACATGCAGAGGAATCTTGGTCGGCTGACGGCTATAAGAGTTATAGCGGCTGCGCCGCGGTTTGTTTTTACGGGGCTAGCGCCCCGGATGCCGATCCACTTTAAATACTTTACATTTATTCTTTTGTTAATTAATTAAATAAACTTCTTTTTTTCTGTATTTTCTCTCTACTCATTCATTTCTCATTTCTCTATATACAAAATAAAGAAAAGTGAATAGTCTATCATTTTAAAATCTTCTATGATACTCTTTCAATTTCACTCTATAGAGAGAAAATAGAGAGATTAATTCAATTCTGTTTTTATTCCATTCTATTCTATTATTTAAGTATTTCATTACTAACCAGAAATCGGTTACATAACCAGATATCGGTTACAAAAATATATGGCCCATCCGGTTGTTTCTATCCCCGACAACCTTTAAACCCTTTTATATATTAAATATTTGCACTCTATTATTATATTTACTCCTATCTCTACTCCTTATTATAACCCTCCCAACTCTACTTATGCTATTACTGGTTAACCTTATAATACTAACCAGAAATCGGTTACATAACCAGATATCAGTTATAAAAAAAATAAACTTTATTTAATTAATTAATTCAAAAATCTAGCTACATTTCCTCTAATCTTCATCCTCATCAGGTATCTCTTCTATCTTCTTTGTCTCTTCATTCCATAATCCTACTGCATCATGCGATTCCATATCATATAACACATTATCTTCTGACTTTAAATAAGTCTTTCCTTCTATCTCAAATTTGATTACTTTTGTCTCTTCTTCTTCTTCTTCTACAACTTCTTCTACTAATTCCTCTTCCTTTTCTTCTTCTGGTGCTTCACTTTGGCTTGTATTCTCTTGTTCTAAAAGAGAAGCGATTAGGTCTTCTCCTGCATTGTTGCTTACAACTTCTTTAGTTTTTTTTGGACGACCTCGTTTCTTTTTTTCTCCTTCAGAACATTCGCTTGCAGTATCATCTGCAGAAGTATCTTTCGCCTTTGATGGTCTTCCACGCTTTCCTTTTTTTTCTTCAAAATGGCATTCAGGAATAGTCCAACCTAATTTTTCTGCTTCTTTTATTGCTTCTTCTTTACTTATATTTAATTTATTCATTACATTAGCGAATGGTATAGTTGCTTTTCCTTTTGGATCAACATAATCCAAAATACCGCATTTTAGACGGTCATCTACACTTCCATAAGGTAGACTTCCTCCATTCTTTTCCATTAATTTCACGCAACTCATACAATAATCTCCTTTTTCACAAATTCGATTACATTGAGTATGTAGTCCGTTATTTAATTTTAAACCTCGGCAACATTCTTCTATTACAATTCCACACCAAGGTAATACACTATTCAATTCCACTTTCTTTTTCTCCTTCTTTTCCTCCTTACACTCCTCCTCCTTAAACATCCCATCCTCCTTCATTATTGACATTATCTTCTCCTCTCCCACTCCTAACCCCCTACTCAAACGCCCTACTACATCCCCTAATACCCTTCCATATACCTCCACATATATCTCTCTACTCAATCTACCACTTAAACTTAACATTCTTTCCTTACTCTTTCCCACTCCACATTCTACATTATACACTTCAACTTTCTTTTCTTGGGGGTTCCGCCCCCCTACGACGGATCTTTGCAAAATTTATAAAAGCGCCGGTTTTTAAATAAGACCCCCTTTTTATAAAAATTGAAGTTCACTACAAGTATTTAAGATATGTATCACTTAAAGCATTCAAGTATGAATTCTCTAAAAATTTGCACGATCTGCCATTCGGCAAAACACCGGACTAGAAAATGCATTCAATACGACTTTTGCAATGACATGTTAGTGCATAAATTAGAATTTATTGCTAACACTTTTGGTCTAACCAAAGTCGATAGAAATATTGACTTTGTCCATGCTACATCTCAAATTCTCAAAGTTCCATGTTGTGGTAAGAATACTCTGAAATACATGGTAAGTCGTTTACTTAATCAAACATTATTCTGGTCTGGTGCGGATTATACTCAATCATTTATCCGACATCATAAACAACCAACCAAACCAATTGGGAAAATGACCTTTGTGCAACTACAAAACCTTTACAAAATGGTCATGCAAGCCAATATAGACTTTTATAAAGAGAGTGCCGCAGACTCAGCCGCAGATGCCGATGCTACAGATGAATCCTGTCCTATTTGTCTAGAAAGTAAAAAAGAAAAAAATACATGCACAACTACCTGTGGACATTCCTTTTGTTCTGACTGTTTCTTTAAAACTTTACAATTACAAATAGATACCAAAGGCACAGCTACATGTCCATTATGTAGAACAGAATGTATATCTTCAAGCTACTTTTACCGAAACTAAATTTCAAAACTCGATTAGCTCAGTCGGTAGAGCGCATGCCTTTTAAGCATGTGGTCGAGGGTTCAAGCCCCTCATCGAGTGATAAGTGATGAAACCACTTAAAAAGTTTCAAAACTCGATTAGCTCAGTCGGTAGAGCGCATGCCTTTTAAGCATGTGGTCGAGGGTTCAAGCCCCTCATCGAGTGATAAGTGATGAAACCACTTAAAAAGTTTCAAAACTCGATTAGCTCAGTCGGTAGAGCGCATGCCTTTTAAGCATGTGGTCGAGGGTTCAAGCCCCTCATCGAGTGAACACTTATGGGACATAAAATAGTTCGCCTCCTCGTGGTGTGTCCTGGATTAAAACCAAATGAACTATTCCCTTTTAGCAGAGCAAGATGCTAATTGTCGTCGGTCTAAACTTTTATTAAATAAACATAATAATTACATGATTAAAATGACCTGGATATGTCATTAAACTGTCCTGAATCCTGCTTAAAAATCCAAGCAGGGGGTATGTTCCATCGTAACAGGTGGGCATACTTATGTAGCTTTCCCATACCATAATATCGACAAAATGATATTATGGGGCCGGAAAGTTCATGGCCCAGAACTATTCCAGTATCTTTATATTATGTCTAAGAGAGCCCCTCAGTGAGGAGTGATGACTCGGTAGTATAAAGGTTGGGTGAGAGAGGAATAGGTGCTACTTGTTTGGCACAAACTGTTTGTAAAACAAGACATTACACAGCGTTACAAAGGGTTTACAATATGACCAATGAAAAAACTCCTGACGGGGAGTTATTCTGCGAAAATAAAGTTTATCCTATTAAAATATTTTATTCAAAATATGCCTTGATGATAAAAAACCTTAAATTGTCACCAAGGCCGTTAGTGTATTGGAAGAACATAGTTAACTTTTCTGGAAGAGTTTGATTCTGTGATGGCCTAAGCAGAATTAAATTAATAAAGATTAGAGCGCTTATGTTCTGGTGCTAGTAAATAGTTAAGACTTCTCTGTTTGAATAAATTAATAAAAGAAGTCCTTTGATTAGGAAATCGGGACGCCGAGGCACTACTCATTGTTTTTTTTGCACATATTTAAATATATTTTATATATATATATGCTTAAAATTACGCCTTATGGATTTTTGGGAGGATTGGGATCTTTCTTAGGATTATCATTATTAAAAGAAAAAACATTTACTATTTTTTTTGCATTAATATTAACCATGTTATTGCAACCACTTTTATGTACCAAATGTCTAGGTAATTTTTCTTTATCTGCGTTTATCGGTATTTTTCCTTTAATGCTTTTATTATTTATATTAGATTGTGATTTATTAAATAGTTGTATAATAGCATTAAGTTTAATGTTTGCTGTTGGAAGAATTGGTTGTTTTTTTGCAGGATGCTGCACTGGAAAACCATGTAATCCATCTTTCCCCTTTGGAATAAATTATAAAAACGGTTCAGTATTAGTAGATAAATATTATAAGAAAAATATGACAGTATATCCTACAATATTTTTAGAAATATTCTTGCAATTTATTTTATTTTATTTTGTATGGGCTTCTGAATATGGTCTAATTATATTTGGAATAGGAAATGCAATACTTTTATATTTAACAGGAATCTGGAGAGACCAAAGTAGACCAAATAGCTTGCCTTCTATTTTTGGTTTGGTATTATTTAGTATTTTATCTTATTTAAAATGTGGAAAAAGCAAGACTAAGTGCTGTTTAAATTTTAATCCAGATATGATATCATTAATATTTGGAATTATCGTGTCAATATTTTTGAGTAATGATATTTTTTTTTAATAAATAAAAATAATAATATTTTTTTATTTATTTTCTTTTTTTATACCTTCGTTTTGTTTTCTTGCGTTTATTTTTATTTGATTTTCTTCTTTTGTTTGTTTTTCTTTTTTTTCCTCCAAAACTAAGTCCTTCTTCTTCCATAATTTCCATTGTCATGGGATCTTCATATAATTGTTGTTGCATTTTACTGAAATCAGTATAAACAGTGTTTCCTGTTCTTACCATCTCTTTACGGGTTTCAGGATCAATTTCTATACCATCAATTGCAAAATAACTTTGAGGACCTTCATATTCAACCGGTAAATATTTACCTTCAGATTTCATTTTCTCAATTGCAGCCATGTTTTTTTGATACTTCTTTAAATCCATTTCTCTTTTTTCAGACATGTGTTTTTCTTGGGCATTCCCTGCTCCTCTTTTTTTACGCGTTAAAGTTTTTTTTGACATATATAATAAAAAAATATTAAATTTAATCTAAATGTATAAATTTAAACATTTGGAATGATTTTCTCTCTACATAAACAACAATATCCACCTGTAGATTTGTTTTTTATCATATTAGTTGTAAAACAATGTAAACAAATTTTATGTCCACATTCAGGCATAAAATAACTAGTAGGTTTAAATTCTTCTAAACAAATAGGACAACAATTATCTTTATTTTCCTTTTTCATTTCATTTTCTCTCTGCATCATTTCTTTAATTTGATTTTCAAAGTGATTTAATTTATCAAATGTTTTTTTTATATTATTTTCAATATTTTCAATATTTTCAATTTTTAATTCTAACCCTTTGGAAGGTTCTAATTCAGGAAATTTATGAATACTATAAGGATTTGCAAGACATTTGGAGAGAGATTTGGGATAAATATTTTTTTCTAAGAAGTCTTTGATTTCTTGTTCTTGTTGAAGTCGTTTAATAAAAAGATCAATGTCTTCCATATTGAGAGAAATAATAAAATTGATTATTAAACTAAAAGTATTTCAATTTTATTTTAATAATTATTAAATATATATATAATGAATATTCATCCACTATGGGCTGTTTGTATAATAGTAAGATTGTTACTATTATTAATAATAAGATATACTTATAAAAATAAACAAATAAAAAATGTATTTTTATTTATTCTATTAGCAATTGGAATAGGTTTTATATACAAATTTATATTTGGATCTAATAATGAAATTCAATTAAATAAGGTTTTTTGGCATGATTCTCGGTTATTACATGGAGTATTATATATCACATCTAGTTATTATCTATATACCGACAATATTAATTTAAATTCAATGGCACTATTATTAGATATAATTTTTTCATTTCTATATAGATTTTCATTAAAGAATTAATTAAATAATAATTGTATTTACCTTTCTTTTACTTTTATAAATTACACTTCCCGTTTCATTACCTTTTTTTAAATTATTACATTTTGTATAACAAATTTTTAAGTTTTTTAAATTTTTATATTTAGTATTATTTTTACACAAGGTTGCAGCATAAGCTAAAACATCTTCATCGGGATTATTATCTTGAATAATCACATGACAAGATGGAAAAGAATTTAAATGTAACCATATGTGATCACAATTAAAATTAATAATGTTCCAATTTTCTTGGGCATTTTGTCCAATAATAATAGTAGTATCATTAAACTCTTCGGTCTTCATTGTAGTATATATTGATTTAAAAATAGAAATTATTTTAAATCAATTTTATTCAAAATAAATATGTGTTCTTGTTTTTGTTTTATCATTATTAAAAACTATTTTATTTTTATTATTTTTTGACCATTTTTTATATTCTTTCATCGTCATCCATAGTGTATGTGTTCTAACTTGTTCCATTATATATATTACAATCTAGTCTTTAAATATTTTTAATAAGGCATTCCCCAATCATCTGTAGTTTTTTGAAAGCATTTACATGCTTCTAATTCTTTGGTTTGTGATTCTTTACCACAAAAACTACACAAGTATTTGTAAATATTGGTCATAACTAATAATTTACCACTTTTAAATAAATTTTCTAATTCACTATACCCCCCTATATGAGTGCCATTAATGAAAATATTAGGCACAGTTTTGTGATTAGTTTTTGAAATTAGATTCTCATGTAAAATTGAACCTTCTTGCATTGTATCCAATTCAAAAACTAAAGGTTGTATGTTACAAGTTTCTAATAATTGTTTAGCTTTTTTACAAAATCCGCATGTTGTTTTACTAAAAACACATACTTTATTCGTATCAATGTAAAAATCTACTAAAGACATATATTATTTAATATTTTATTTTTAAATAATAAATTAATAATTATTTAGTTGCAGTATTATCATTTGGTTTGTTTTTGATAAAATGTCTATTCATAAAACGCTGAATATTAAAATAAGTCACTTGAGTATTTTCATCAGTTCCAAGTAACTCATGTAGTTTGGAATCAGGCTTGATTACCCGATTATTCTCATCTGTAGTAAGAGAATTTTGCTTAATGTAACTACAAATAAATTTGGTTACTTCTGTTCTAGCAATCTCACTACCATGATCCTTACCCATAAAATCACATAAATCATTGGAAATTGGTGATGCAGCTGCAAATCCAGAAGGCTTTCTATTACCCTTAGACATCTTCTTTGTAACTTCCTTTTTATGCTGCTTAATTTCCTTTTTTACAGTCTTTTCCAAACTCTTTAATTGATTGGACAATGCAGTAATTTGCACCTTAAATTGGGATAGAGTAGATAAAATAGAGGTAAATTGATTATCAATTTGAGAATCCTCAACAACTTCGTTCACTGGTTCTGTTTCAACTACACTCATTATATATATTACATATATGTAGTATCTTTAAACTAATTTTTATAAATTGTTAAAAGTATTTGAATTTATTTATAAAAATTAAAAATTATTTATTTAATATTATTTATAATATTATTTATTATTTATTTGGCTTGTTCAGAACGATTTCCAGGGCGACGAATAGCAGTCTTTCTCCTGGTTAAAACCCACTCCTCATCATCACGACCTCCTTCCCGAGGACCAGATCCCCTATATTGAGGACGACTATCGCGATCAGATGTAGACCTAGAAGGACGAGAAGGAGGACGACGAGGAACAGAAGCACGGACCTCATTTCTAGTCTCACAAAGAAGTTGCCCTCCTGCAATACCAGAAACAGTCTGGGCTTGATACTTGTGATCACTATCCTCAACTGTAGTCAAAGAAAATTGAACATACTCACCTTGAACAAGATACTTATATTGTTCCTCTTTTACCTGGATAGAACTATGGTGAGTAAAAACATCAGTGTTCTTCTCAACATCACTAGATTCGGGTGTAGAAACAACTGTAATAAAACCATACCCGGCCTTATTATTAAACCACTTTACACGGCCAGTGTAAAGTGTAGCAGATGTGACAGCATTAGACTCTGAACTCATTATATACACATGTAATAGGTAAGCTTTAAGTAGTTTAGGTAATTGTTTTTAATAAAAAAGCAATATAATCATAATCCGGCTCTTCTTCATAAGTCAAATTATATACATATTCTCCTAACTCTAATAATTTTAAAGGAACCTCCTTTTTTTTCCTCATTGTTGTTAAAAATTCTTTTTTCATTTTTAATATCTCTAATTCTTTTTCTTTTAAATTGTCTATTTTTAAACCTTGCCATGGTAATTTACCTAAATACATATAAAATAAAATATACACCATTGAAATTATATCATCTCTACGACTCGGTTCTTCCCCATTATGTATATTAATACTTACATATCTTAATGTTCCCGTTATAGACTCATGATTCTTGTTGGGTTTATGTAATCCATTTTTATCAATATATTGTTTTGATAATCCAAAATCTATTAATTTTAGTTTTTCACTTGAATATTCTATTAAAAAATTTCCTGGTTTTATATCTCTATGTATTATACCAACCTTATGTATATTTTCTATACAATTTAACATCTGTAATCCTATTTTCCTTATTAATCCTATCTTATTCATATCTTTTAAAATTAATTTATTATAATATTCATCTATTTGACAATCTAATAATTCCATTATTAAAAAATTGTAGCTCTGTGTCTCTCCATAATATTTTATATTAATTATATTATCTATATCCTTTAAATAACGCAATATCATAGTTTCATACTTCAAAGTATTTTTTGAATTTTTTTTTTCTATTTTTATAGCTACATGTTTTTTTTTATTAGTATGAATTGCTTTCCAAACTTCTCCATATGATCCTTTACCAATCTTATGTAACAATTTATAGTCGTTTATTATTTGCATTACTATAATAAACAAATATTAATTTTTTTACAAAAATAAAAATTGAATCCAATTAAAGATTTAAAATTTATATTAATTATATATCATGGTTATCATCTGCAACGAAACATTCCCTTCCAATGAACAAATTAAAGAATATTTTGAAAAATTTCCTTTCGAACTAAGCGATTTTCAAAAATATGCTATTCAAGCTATAGTAGAAGAAAATCATATTTTAATTACTGCACATACCGGTTCAGGTAAAACTCTACCAGCTGAATTTGCCATTGAATATTTAGTTGGTAAAGGAAAAAAAGTAATATATACATCTCCCATCAAGGCATTATCTAATCAAAAATTTCATGAATTTTCAGAAAAATTTCCTAATATTAGTTTTGGAATTTTAACTGGCGATATTAAATTTAACCCTGAAGCTGATGTATTAATTATGACTACAGAAATTTTAAGAAATACATTGTTGCAAAAAAAAACTGATAATTCTAATGTGCCCTTACAATTTGAAATGGATTTTCACAATGAACTTGCTGCTGTAGTATTTGATGAAGTTCATTATATTAATGATGCTGATAGAGGCAAAGTATGGGAAGAAACAATCATGTTTTTACCTAATCATGTTCAATTAGTTATGTTATCAGCAACCATTGATAAACCAGAAGAATTTGCCAAATGGATTGAAGAAGTAAAATCGGATGAAATTAACAAAAAAACTGTTTATTTGGCACCCACCAATCATAGGGTTGTTCCATTAAAACATTATCTTTATACAACAATGCCACAAGGACCATTTAAAAATATTAAAGATAAAGAATTTATAAAATTTATAAACGGATTTTTACACAAACCAATTGAAATCAAAGATAATAATAAACTATTCCATGAAGATAACTATGAAAAAGTCAGAAAGTTACTCGAATATATTCATAAAAATAATTGTTTTATTAAACCTTCCTTTGTTTTAAATGAAATTACCAAATATTTAAATAAAAATAATATGTTACCTGCAATTTGCTTTGTATTTTCACGGAAAGGTGTTGAAAAATTTGCTCAATGTATAAATATTTCTTTATTCGATGAAGATTCAACAGTTCCATCTACTATAAGACATGAATGTAAACAGATTCTAAGAAAACTACCAAACCATAAAGAATACACAAACTTACCTGAATTTGAATTTATCATTAAATTACTAGAAAAAGGTATTGCTATTCACCATTCAGGAGTTATGCCTATTTTCCGGGAAATGATTGAATTATTATTTGCAAAAGGATATATTAAGCTTTTATTTGCAACTGAAACATTCGCAGTAGGAATTAATATGCCTACCAAAACCGTCATATTTACTGGATTTGATAAATTCAATGGTTCAAATATGAGATTATTATATCCTCATGAATATACTCAAATGGCAGGAAGAGCAGGCAGAAGAGGTTTAGATACAATTGGACATGTAATTCATTTAAATAACATGTTTACCTTACCATATACATTTGATTACAAAAATTTATTGAATGGAAAACCACAATCATTACAATCCAAATTTCAAATTTCCTATAATTTGATATTAAATTTCCATCAATATAATAATAATACACTGGATTTTGCATCTAAAAGCATGTGTTTTGGAGAGATTGCAACGGAAATTAAATCTTATGAAAATAAATTAGATAAATTGAAAATAGATTATAATAATAAACTCCAAAATCCTGTGTATGATTCTGTTATTAAAAATAAAGATAAATATGAACAATATTATAAACTTACTGAAGACATAAAAACTAGTAAACAAAAAGTTAGAAAACAAATTCAAAAAACATTAGAACAAATTGAAAATGGTAATAAGCAATTCAAAAACGAGTTACAACAATATGATTTATTAATTAAATTAGAAAATGAGATTTATAAGCAAGAATCTTATATTAAAAATTTGAATGATTATTTCTTATTGGCTTATAATGAAAAATCTCTATTCCTTCAGAACATGTCATTTTTAGATGATGAAAACCAAGTTTCTGAAAAAGGAATATGTGCAACTTATATACAGGAAACTCATTGTCTTGCTTTTATTGACTATTTCTTTAAATTAAATCAATTTGAAAATTTATCTGCTATTGATATTGCAGCTTTATTAAGCTGTTTTAGCAATATAAGAGTCAAAGATGAGGTTAAAATATATGATGCTTCCAAATTATTAACTCATTGTGAATTAATAGATTCAGTCAATTTATTAAACCAAGTATATGATGAATATATTACAGAAGAATGCAGACTACAAGAAAAAAATTCTGATAATTTGACAATTTCCTATGAATTAGTCGTTCCTATTCATGATTGGTGTAATTCCCATGATGAAGGGACATGTAAATTTGTAATACAATCCTGTGAAAATCAATATGAAATATTTACAGGAGAATTTATTAAAGCAATTCTTAAAATTAATAATATAGCTAATGAATTAAAAAATGTAGCCGAATATTTGGGAAATGTAGAACTATTACATAAGCTTCAACAAATTCCTGAATTGACATTAAAATTTATTGCTACCAACCAATCTCTTTATGTTTAAATTAATACTATTAAAAACAATATTAATTTAATTATTTTTTAATGAAATGTTTAAATGCGTTTTTAAACTTCATATCTCTAAAAAATTGCGATGGATATAAAAAATAATAAATGATCATTTCATTCATAGAAGGTTTGCAAAATTTACTGTGAAATTGATCCATAATTATATGCATTAAATATTGTTATTTTTATTTTTTTAAATTAAAATATGTAATCTTATTTTTTTCTTCAAAGTTGCTTCCTCATGAAATACATATACTTTAAATTTATATTTTTGAAAATTAACCAAGTCAAATCGAGATGTAATTCGTGAAACAGATTTTAAATCCTCAAGATAAACTATATATTGATATAATCCATCATTTCTAATAATTTTATCAAATACATATCCATCATATTCCGTTTCTAAAACATTTTCATCAGTCGAACATAAATGCAATAAATTGCAATCAGATTGGATCTTACGAATTGATCTCATGGTAGTATTAATATATTCTAAACGATTGGTCCAATTTTCATAAAATATATCAAATGTTTCCCCATAATTAACCATTTTCATATTTTTTTGTAATTTTGCCATATTTAATAAATCAACCAACCTTCTAATAGGGGAAGTGCAATGAATATATGATTCTAATTCTAGC